CTTTCCTTGAGCTTCATCGGCTTCCTCCTGACTTGTTGTGATTCGCAACCCAACAATATCATGGACCTGCCGGTGAAGCTCAACTTTTATGCGGATTAGCAGTTGTATTCAATTTGCTGCATATACTTTTGCAAGAGGCTCTGGTGATTGGAAATAACACTATGCCGCCTCCCTCTTAACAAACCGCCCCTTAGAGTCCCTCACGGGCTCCTGCCGGTAATACAGCCGGTGCATTTCCCGGTTCAACGCCATGTTCAATTTCCGCGACTTCCAGAACTCCTCATGCCTGACCTCGCGGAACGGGAAATCACACAGCATGTCGAAGCATTTCCCGGCGATGTCGTACGCCCTGGTCCTGATGCGGGACTTCTCCGGGAATCTGTCACCCAGGTCGGATAACATGAGGGCGGCGACACTCAAATTGAAGGCGACTTTCATTTCGGTTTCGTTTGGGGTCATGACTATTCCCCCTCCGGAGGTTCCGCGAACGGGCAGGACGGGGCATGGCCGCCAGTTTCGCCGCATTCGGGGCAGGGTTCGGCATGTTCGCCCGGAGGATCGGGCCAGCCGTCGTCGGTGGTGTCCATGTTGGGGAGGGGTGTTTGCGCTTCGGCTTTTTCTTCAGGGGTGATGGGGATTTCGCCGGTTGATGGGTCGGCTGCGCCAATGATGGGGTGTGCCAATTCCGGGGCATTGAAGCGGTTGACAATAGATTCAGCGGTGGGACTCGGGGCATAATCGGGCGTAATGTCCTGCAATTCGTCGGCGGTCTGCATCCCGAGCAGCCTTTCCGGGCAGTACAGGCGGCCAAAAAACGCGGCAGCGCGGTAGCAGAACATCTGAGACGGGATAGTGGTCCACTTCGATCCTTGCTTAGTATCCCATTTCTCTGCCTTCACCATGTCCCAATCGATCCACGGCCCCTTGCACACTTTCCCTGTTCCCTTCCTGGTAGCGAAGGCGCGGACGCGATACTTCTTGTCCTTCGGATCGTCGCCGTCAACCTCATATTCCAGCGGATCCTCAAACAGTCCCGAGGAGTTGATAAGGGCGATAATCATCTTGCTTTCCATGCCGGGACGGCCTCCGACGATATACGTGTTTTGGAGCAGCATCATCGGGTCAACGCCGAGACGGAAAGCCATCTGTAGCCCCAGGAAACAGTTTTCTTTCTTCCCCTGAAAGTGGGCCGGCACGAGTTGAGAATTGGAAAAGATGGTTGCAATCCTCCAAAGCTGTTCGAATTTGCCGGTATCAATCAGGGCGCTGAATTCGCCGCTATCCTGGACGATAATCTTTTGCGCTTGCGCCGCTTGCGGTAAGTTATTTTTGGTTTCTTCGTTCATTGTCGTGTCCTTTCCTCTAGATGTGAGCCCAACTAATATGCTTGATGATTCTGTTAATCTGCGAACTCCCTACACCGTACTCATCAGCGAGGGCCTTCATTGTGTATTTACCGGTTCCGAATTTGCCTCTGATCTCTGCAACTTTTTGTTCTGTCAGAACTGTAGTGGGTGTGCAAATTTTCTTGCCCTCGGCAATACGCTTGTTCTTTACATATTCGGCCCGATACTTCCTCCCACAAGCCCTGTGTTCAACAGCGCCTCCCTTGGGAGGAATGTAAAGATTTTCGGGGGCATCCCATTGTTTACAGTAATAGCATTGCCTCCAGTCTGGATGGCCGCATTCCTTGAGAGCCCTCGCCCTACGATGGATGAGTCGGTGATGCTGATCATCATTACAAACGACTAGGTTTGACGGGTCGTTGTTGCCGCGATTTCCATCAATGTGGTGCACTACAGCTTTGACTGGCAATTCTTGGCCAATAATTTTCTCAACAATCACTCTGTGTTCAAGTTTGTTGCCACACCTGAAACCAGCATTGACGGTAAAGTACCCATCTCCGTGGTTCGATCTGCTGTTTTTCAAGTTGACTTCCGACATTCTGAGTGCACCGGCTTCCGTTTTCATCCAATGGCCTTGCCGGAATTTTCTTCCCTTGGTCACTGGTTTTCCACAACCACAAGCGCATAAATTTGGGCCAACGATCTGCATTTTCACCTCATAAATAAGCCGGCTTAAAAAGGGTGATTAAGTTGCCGTCACCGGCATAGTTTGGGTAAAACCCTCTCTCTCTGCACTTTTGCTCTATTCGCAGTAGGCGACGGTATTCATCCCGTCCGTAGGCAATGAAATCAGCATCCAGCATGTAGGTTTCTGTTCGATAAGGGGGTTCCTTCTCCATTGCGATAAAGCAGAATGCGTCAAACCCGTTATTTGCGACAGCATTGAGGCCGTCCAAATAAAACGCGCTTTGAATGCAGTAGCCATACTTCACCACGTCCCGGCAGAATTCGTATTCAGCCGCGCAGGAGCAGGTTTTCAGATCCACCAGTACGCCCTTATTGCCGCTCGGTATCCGGTCCGGGCGACATTTGCACATGATTCCGGTATCCCGATCCACCCAGATGACGGTTTGTTCTGAAACGCCGTCGGCAAGCAGCTTCGGCGCGAACGGATGTTTCTGTAGAGCCTGCCGCATCTCGATGATTTTGTGGAATTCCTCGGCGGTGATGATGGTTTTGCCTTGATTCACGGCTACGAAATACCCCCACTCATCTTTCCCGGCCTTGGTTCTCCTGTCGATACCGGCAGGGATAACGGCACATTCCTCGATAAACGCCTCCTCGCCTTCCAGTAGGAACACATGGGAGGCGCGGCCGAACGCCATTGCCGGGGTGTCCTCTTGCGGGACTTTCGCGGCGGCGGGGCATTTGTCCAGGCGCTTCAGGTAGGACTTTGAAACGTAGTCGGTCATTGCGTGATATGCGCTGGCCGGGATGTCGGAATGGATGCCCGGTTCAAGGGATGTTATTTTCTCTGCAAGATTTCCGATCATACTATGCGGCCTCCTCTGCCGCCTCTTCCTCGCGATCAAACGTGTGGCCGCATTTCGGGCAAGTAATCATCCGCTCGGCCTTCGCCTTTTCCGCTGCAATTCGCGCCGCCTCGGCCTCCTGTCGGGCTTTTTCTTCAGCCGCAGCCTTCGCCTTTGCCTCTTCCAGTTCGCGTTGCTGGCGGTCAATCTCGGCCTGTTTGGCCGCCGCTTCGGCCTCCATCTTTGCCCGTTCTTCGGCAATACGCTTTTCCTCGGCTTCCCTCGCCTCGCGGATTTTCCGTTCTTCCTCCGCCCGGATGCGCTCCTGCTCTTTGCGCTCGGCTTCCAGTTTGGCCCGTTCAGCTTCCAGCTTCGCTCTCTCCTCTGCGGCCTTCCGTTCGGCTTCCTCCCGTTCAGCCTTGAGCCGCGCCGCTTCCGCTTCCTGCTCGGCCTTGATTCTTGCGGCTTCGGTCTCGGCGGCCTGCTTGTCGGAGAGAATCTGTTTCAACTTGGATACGGATTCCATGAGGACAAATTGAGCCTCGCCCTGGAATTCCTGGTACTCCTCTGCGTCGATCTGAATTGCCTCGACGTTTGGCAGGACTTCGGCCAGCTTCGCGGCGGTCAGGTTGATAGCCTTCAGCGGGTATTCCTTGATGGTCTGGATCTTGGCCTTGATGCCGTCCACCCGCTCCTGTTCGATACGGGCTTTCTCGGCCTTCTCGGCTTCCTTCCGCGCCTCCTCGGCTTTAATGGCCTCGTCAATCGGGCGTTCCAGCTTCAGGATCTCATCGGTGATGCGCTTGGCCTCCGAGTCAATCAGCTTGCACCGCTCAAGGGCAGGTGCTTTGATTTCCTTCCTCATCGCCTCAAGCGAGGTTCTGAGGGTCACACATTCACGACGATCTTTCCTTGCTGCATCCATGCCCTTGGTGGTAGCCACATCGTAGACCACGCCACCCATGCGCGAACGGAGTTCCTGTAAGCCTGCTTCTGTCTGTGAGTATTCTTGGATTGCCGCCATTCCTACACCTCCCCCTCATCCACCGCACAAACATGCGGCAGAACGTCAATCATCGTCCGTGTCCCGCTGACCTCAATCATGCGGAACCGCAACTTTTCCCCGCACTCCGCGCACTGCACGTCGTATTCGACCTCTACCGTGTTGCGGAATTTGTGACGGTCGTTCCATGCGTCCTTTCCGCTGCCGTGCTTGTTCTGCTGGCAGGCTGCGACACCTTCAGGCGAATTGAAAAATTTCCCGCAACTGCATTCATGCGCCACCGGTAACTTCTCTGCTGTGTTCACTTCTTGACTCCTCTCCGGCACCCTGATGTAGTGCCTACACACATGCTTATTGCCTCCGAAAGGGGGCTTTTTTATTGCACGTTCCTCAGTTCCTCCGCGCACTTCAAGCAGTAGTAATAGTTCCGTGATACCTCCAACGGCTCCCCACATCGAGGACACCGGTATTTCGTCTCTTCAGCTTCTTTGAACGTCAGGCAAATCATTCTTGCTCCTTGTGTCTTGGTATCCACAAAAACATTTCTGCCCTGGCAACAGTTTCTTCGGCTGTGCCTTCGGGAATCTCTTTTTACATCCGGGGCAATCAACACTGTATAACCGCTTCTGTTCGCGAGAGTGCTCTTTCATTGCTTGGAAAATATCTCTCATGTCCCCCATTCTTATTCCTCCCCCGCGAACTCGCTAGCACACTCCCCGCACCAGCACTCAGTTTCAAACAGTCGTGCATGGTGCTCGACCAGCATGTGCTCCCCGGCGTAAATCTTGGACCCGCACCTTGAGCAGCGGGTGGTGTATTGGCAGACCTTGGGTTTCATGCCGCCTCCCTTTCCTCAACCACCGCCCCCGTCCCATACCTCTCCGCCATAATCTCCGGGGCATACTGCGGGTAGTGCAGCCACAGACAGGCGTTGCAGATGCCGCCGGTGGGGCCGGACTGGCCGTGGCCGGGCTTGGTGCCGATGATGTGGTGGCAATAAGCGCACTCAATTGTCATTATGGTAGATTTTTCCATGTCATTCTCCGCGCAGAAGCACTAACGGTCATGTATGGAATTCCATACTTTTTTGCTATCTCTGAAATTTTCTTTCCATTTCCATAATCTCTTCTTATGTGTGCCACCATTTCTGGGTTTAATATTGCGCGAGATCCTCGCTGGATATTTTCGGTTTGGGTTACAACCTCCATATGGTCAGGATTAACACACGCGGTATTGCGGCAAAGATGGTCTATAACCATATTTTCTGGAATAGGGCCTCTGTGCCTCTCGTAATAGACCCTGTGCGCATATGTCATTCCCGAGCCCTTTTTATATGCAATGCCATATCCCTTGTTATTGATTTGCTTCTGCCAAACCCAGCAACCATTTTTATCAACCTTGTAATCAGGAGCGTTATTTTTACTCCTATGCCCCTTGATATATTTCTTTGGTTCACCCTTTACATCGCCCCTGGTTTTGTTGGAGCATTTTGATATTGTAGTTTTTCCACCGCAGCCGCACCTGCAATACCCATATCTAGTTTCCCCTGCTTTCATGCCGCGACCTCCATCGCATAGACCTTTTTCACCCTGTGCCACACTCCCGCCGCGTCCTTCTGAACCGGGGCGGGGTTCGTACGCTTGCCGTTCTCCCAATTCCTCAGCAGCGAATTGCAGGCTCCACACATCCCATTGGGATTGGATCGCACCATCTTGCCGTTGCATCCGACGACCGGGCAGGGGATGAACTCCTTGACCTTGATGGGCCGTTGGTCTTTGTTCGACTTCGCGCCGGACTCGATCCAGGCTTCGCGGCCGAATTTCTCCATCTTTGCCGGGACGGCGCTTTCCTTCCACCAGCCGCACTGATAGCAGCGTATAGCCTGCGACCTGTACCAGTTGTCTTTGACCACGGAATCGCTTCCGCAATGTGGGCATTTCAACGTGATTCCCTCCAATTCCTTTCGGTTCTCGCCGTCAGCACTCTGTCGGCGTATTCAATGTGCATGGCTTCCTCGTAGCCGGTGCGGGACATGATTTCAGCACGGTTGCGCTTGTTCAGTTCGCCAGCCGGATCCTGCTGCCGGTCGATGGCGGCGACACACGCATGGAGCATCCAGAGGACGATGACCAACAGGAGCATGGATTTGATGGTGATGCCGATAACCGCCCACGTCTGTTCATTCTTCTCGTCGTAATAGTTCATGTCGGCTCCTCCATAATCTCCCGCAGCCTTTCATTGATGCGCTGCTGGTACGCCAACTCCTCGCGCTCCTCTTCCAGCTTCCTGGCGCCCATCACGAAGGCGAGGGCAACGGCAGCGATGAATGCTCCAGCGAAGAAACAACAGATTGCGATCCACATGATGTCACCTCCACGAAAACGAAATCTTGTGATAGGGGATGGTTGGCAGGGTCAGGCGTGGCTTTTTCAAGACGGACTGACATGCCTTGCAGTAGAACTTTTCATCGGTCCAGGTGTAGCAGCGTGGGCAGTGGTGGGAGGATCTCATAAAGTCTCCTTTCGTTTGCCTGCGTGGAATTTCGCCCGCGCCCTTTTCTCGATTTCCTCAAGGGTCATGGTCGCTGCGTATTCAATATCCAGCTTGCGCTCTTCCAGCCGTCGCATCTTCTGGAAAAGGCGCTCCGCAATCCTGTCAATGTCCCTGTCTGTGAGTTCCATTCTGTCCTCATCACCATTACCCCCTCCCGCTGAGTCCTGCCTGTCATAAACAGCGGGAAGGGCTGCGCCCGCACCGAGGGCGGAGGTCGGTCTTAGACCGGGCCGCCACGCGGCTTCCCCCGGCGGTGTGCGCGGGGCATGGATTGTTTATGTCGCGGATACGAGCCGCAACTTTTGAGATGGATTTTCATCTTGCGGCTTCAAGTCTTCAAACTCATAGCGCAGACACTCAACAGCTTCTTCGATGGTCAGGGCCTTGTCCTCATGAATCCATACCGCGGCCATGCCGAGCAGCCACCTGACCCTTGTTTCGAGAGACGCAGCAGGGTGTGTGTAGACGACCTGAGCAAGTTGGTCATCAATGAACATTTTTTGTTCGTGGAAGGTTTTCGGCATGACTTTCCCCCTACAGTCCGGCGAGGTTTGAAATATGGAGTTTCCGAATTAGGGTCATGGCATCGTCGTATTTTGCAGCGGGTATTTCGTTGTAGCGGGGGACACTGAACTTCTCCTTGACGTGTCGCCAGATAGCCGGGTACGCCTTCTTCACGTTCAGTTGCGGGTACGCCTCCCTCCACAACTCAACCTTGTGGTTGACAGCCTTCAGGATGTTTGCTTGCTGCCAGTTCTCAAGGCGGCGCTCTTCAACGAATTTGGCGAGGTCGTGACGGGTTTCCGCCAGGCCGACGGCGAGGACTTGATTCTGTTCTGAGAGGGAGATTTGCGCCTTGCGGAGATCCTGCATTACGGCGAGCATCGCCAGAACCGGATCGGATGGGATGGGGGGGGTTTGCTGGATTTCGTGCTTCACCCGGAAATAGCATTCCACGAGCTGTCCCTGAACCTGCCAGGCAAGATCGTCGGTGAAGGTTTTGACGAGCTTGAGGTAGCCGGACTCGGTGATAAGGTTGATCCCGTTTGGGGCCCGGAAACCCATATCTGCGGCTTCGTAACTATTGGTTACGAAGAAGTCCACGTTGATTTCAAAGTGCTTTTTGTTCCGGCTGAATTGCATTCGACTTCCAGTGGTTCCATGGATGTCGTCAATCATCTTCAATGTCACGACTGGCTGCCCTTTGTATTCAAGCCGCTCAATTGCCCTCCCCGCTACCGTTACCAATTCCCTCGCACTGCTTTGAGCTGTCATCTTGACACTCCTTCCCGCACCATGTATGATGCGGTCGTTAAGTTGTTTGCCCCTTATGCCCTGGCTGGCTGAGGGGCTTTTTTATGCGGCCTTATCCTTCCTCCGTAAATCCTTCAGCACCAGGCTACGGGCATACAGATTGACGCCCATCCCCAACGCCCTCGCCCTTCTCGCCAGCTCCGTGTACTCGTCAGCCGGGAAACGAAATGTGATCGGCTCGGTATATGTAATCTTTACCTTTGACATTTTTGTTGACTCCCCTGAATTTGCTTGTATACACATACTTATGTGGTAAACTTACTATGTTGAGGTAAACATGTCAAGCATATTTTAAAAAAGCCCGGCACAGGACCGGGCAATGACGGGAGGGGAACGGGGCGGGAAATGGGGTGGGCTATGATGAGGCGTTCAACTTGTGCGCTTCCAGGACTGCCAGCACATTGTTGATTTTCGTACCAAGGGCATTCAGGGCACTCTCCACACTCGGTATGACGCTCGCCACCAGATCCTCCCGGAGCGCGCCGGCGTCTGCAGGAGAGTCGGCCGGGTCGGTTATGGCGTGGACGGTTGCGGCTTCCTTCTGCGCCTCGAATGCGGGGCGCATGAATCCAGATCCACCGTTGGCTGCTTTCATCTTGCTCGTTCCGAACTCCAGGAACCGCCACCAGTACAGGTTCCTTGATACGTAGATCCAGTATTCAATCCCCTTCGCCTTGCCTCTCGGCGCAGAACGCACCTTGATGCCTTTCTTGAGCGTTCCCGGCTGATACCAGGTCTTGATACCCTTTCTGCCGTGAAGATACGGCCCGGCTGCGACAGGGACCTTCTGCTTCGCCTCCTTCTGGATGACGACCGCACCCGCTCTGACCGCACCGCGCATCACGTTACGCGCCAACTTGTCCGGCAACTCGCGGAGGCGCTTTTCAAGGTCGGCCAGGCCGGTTATTTGAATTGTGCCGGTCTTGATGTCGGGCAAGAGATACCACCTCCTTGCATAAAGCCTTGATGATTAGCAACCAGAAAGACGGTGACCACTTCCGCACTGACAGGCTCAGTCGCAATTCCCCGTCATGTTGCGAGACTTTATCAACCCTTACCCACCCTGGCATTTTTGCCATTACTCGGCTCTCCCTGGGTCTTTCGCCGCGCCACCTATCGCTCCGATAACGCCAGCGCACGCCCCGGTAATCGCGCCACCAATCGCAGCCTCCTTGGTGGCTCCATTCGCCGCAACCGATGTGGCCGCGCCAGCTGCGGCCGCACCCAATATCCCGGCCAGCGAGGTCAGGAAGCTTCCGAACAGTCTTTTGAACATTTTACAATCTCCTTTACCGCCAGCTTGTACAGCTTCGCCGGGCTCACGCTGGCGGCCGAGTAGCCCGAGAACCATCCGACTCTTTGTAGCGCAGCAACACAGATTTCCGAACAAAACCAGTCCTGCGCACTCTGCCAGCCGATAGGGATGGGGAGGAAGCTGAACAGCACCCCGCGCACGTCATACCCGCACCGTGTCCCATCCTCCCTAAACTGCTCCTTGACGCACCATTGCCGGATATACCGCTCATCCAGATCGCTCATGGGGAGGTCGAGGAAGTCGTACATCTCCTCGGTTTCCCCCTCCGGCACGCCGTAGCAGAACGAAACCGCGCCCTTGTACTCCCTCGATGAAAACCATTCGCCGTTGCTGAATACCAATTCAGCGTGGCAATACCTGGAAAGCGTCCAGAGTTTGATGATTCTGCCGAAAAATGAGGTCGCCTGTTTTTTGAAGGCAAGTTTCATCGCAAGTACCTTGTTTCACTTCACATTTTACGTTTCACGCCCGACGCTCTCAGCGCCCCTGTGAGCCGTTTTTATAGCCCGCCCCTTACCCTACCCTTGCCGAAAACATCCCTTCCACAAGAGGATCTCTTTCTCACGCCGGTTCGCCAGCCCGTGACACCGTTTTCCGTTCACCCGGACCCATTTTCGCAACTCGTCCGGCACGGAAATATAATCCAAGCGGTTCAGCTTCTTGAGCAGAGTGGACTGGCCGAAATTTTGAGCGCCAACGTTGAACGCGAACGAGACCAGCGCGTCAAACTCATGTTGCTGCAGGGCAACTCTGACGTTGCGCTTCACGCACTCCTCAAATGGTCGGAGGTCGGCAGCCAACAGGGCAAGGGCTTCCTGTTTCGTGATCCCTCCGTCGTACTTCCCGCCCATGATTTCCTCACGGGTCAGGAGATGCCCGACGCCGATTGTCCACTTGCCGCCAACGTCCTTGTATTTTTTGAGCATCACCCCTTCGGCGCATTTAATAAACTCGATCCCTAATTCGCTTATTTTCATCCATTCGCCTCTCTATTTTGGCAACCAAGTCTAAGCCAGACAATCGCCACCTAGATAAAGTCTGCATTGGTACGCCTGTCAATTTAGCCAATTCTGTTTGAGATACTTCATTGCCCTTGTATGTCGTCACCACTACTTGACTCGTATTCAAGCTTTGCTGCCGCTTACTTGCCCACCTACAATTACTCGGTTCATAGTCTCCGTCATTATTTATTCGGTCAATGGAACAACCGTGTGGCCTTCGCCCCATGTCTTCCAAAAAATTCTCAAAACTAGACCGCCATCTTTCACAAACCCTTATCCCTCTGCCTCCGTATCTGTGGTAGTGTGTGGTATTTGGGTTTATACATCTTCCGATAATATTCAACCATGTTCTGTACTCACTTGTCCGTTTATATCCCGTGGTATAACCATGTTTGCGTTTTGAATTACTTAAATATTCGCTTTTCAAGCACCCGCAACTCTTAGTCTTTTTTATGTTGCTAGTTCTTACCAATTTTACGTTTCCGCAATCGCAAACACACTGCCAATACACTTCGTATCCTTCTTGCTTGCCTACCTTGATAACTGTTAGCCTTCCAAACCTACGGCCAGTTATATCTTTTATTTTCATTTCTTCTCCGCTCCCGGAGCCGGTGGATGACATTGCCTACACACCCACAGCCCCGGTACTCTTGCTGATTCCCACAGGTCAGTAGATTTACAGTTGACGCATCTTCTCAATGCGGGATTATCCTTGCTTCCCAATCCCAATCTCGTTCACTCGGCTTATCCATGCCGGGATAGGGGCCGTCTGCCGGTTCCTCGCGGTTCGTGCAACATCCGCATATCCGACCGCTCAGGGGGCATCGTGATGATTCCTTGCATGTCATTGTTTTAATCTCCGAACACGGTCTATTAACAATCTTTCCATGTGGGTTTCCCGGCACTGTTCAACATCAATCCACGGGCAGAAGAAGATATTTTTGAGAGTGATTGTTACTTCATGAATCCCGCACTCTTCCTCAATCACACAGACAGCGGCGGCAAGGCGCTTGAACTTTTCAACGCTTTTAATCTGTATGCCTTCAAGCATTATCTCCGGGCGCTTGACTTTCACTATTCAGCTTCCGTGAAATCCAAATAGAATTTCTGACCCGGCTTGAATTTCCCATGAAGCGCCTCGTTGCTGATGTGCATCTCAAGGGTTGCGCCGGGAGTGAATTTGGCAAACGTGTTGTCTTCATCGCTTCCGTCTGCCGGATACCCGCCGCTCTTGCATACCGCGCTCATGCGCAATACTTCACGCCCCTCAAAAATTTGCACCGATTCAACCTTCATCTTTGCTCTCATTTTCATAATATCTCCTGCCTATCTAGCTTACTGGCTAAGTCCTGTCTTTCTTCATCACCCGCAATCTCGCCGCGTGTGACGCATCTGATGTCTGGCTCTCCACTCTCAGGATGGTAGCTTCGATAGGTTCCATCCGCACCCGCTCAACCAAATCTTGCCCGTAGAAATACATCTCCTTGAGCGTGAGATTCAGTTCGGCGTTCTCCTGCTCAAGTTCCCTGATTCGTGATTCAAGCCGTCTGATTTTTGCAAGCATGGTGAATTATCCCCCAAGGCTATGCACTCACTCAGGTTCCTCGTCTTGCACATTCCCGTCGGGCTGTACGGACATCTCCTCAATATCCTCACTCCCTTCATCAATCGGTTTGCACGTTCCCGCCCTGAAACGCCGTTGACACGCCCCGCACCCGAAGTGTGACAGCCAATCACATTCGGAGGCGGTGGCGCATTTCATTGCAACTTGTCCTTCGCCGGATGGTCGGCGTTGCGTTGAGCCACTATCCGCACTATCTGACTCTCAGCCGATGCCATGCGTTTCTCAAGGCTCACAACGTATGCGATGGCGGGGAGGGCAAAGACGGTTATCCCGACACCTACCACCCATATCAAGCCGGCAAGTTTCGTGTTGATGGAGGTAAGTAGCGTCTGTGAATCATAGTGAAACTCACATACTTGAGTATCTTGGATGTTTGGTGCCATTCTCAACCCCTCACAGTTTTATTCGTGTCGTGGAGTTACCAGCCAAGGTTAAAGTTCATTCCGCTGAAGCCACCACCCTGCTGGCTGAAATACTCGTATGCGCCGATGCTAGGCGTTGATTTCCACGGTCTACCGGCGTAGTCGGTGGTAAGACCTACATTGGTCCCTGAACGTATGGCCGGTGAACCAGATACAAGGTGAAAATCGTTATAACTGGAGTATGACCGTGTTGCATAGCCAGTTGCATCGGAATATGTCCAAGGGGATCGCAATAATTCGTTGTATGTTTTTTGAGCAGACTGTATTTTAATTCGTCCAGCATTTTTCCACGGATACAATGTGTTTAAAACTGTTTCCCATGAATTAGCCCCGGTTGTTGGCATTTCAGATGTATTGTGCGCTAATAGGAAAACCACTTTTCCACTAGCAGCATACGCCGCCACCGCGTTAATATTTTGGATTGTCTGTGCCTCCGTGCTGCCCTTCCAATTGGCAACTGCCAGCCCCCCATTCTTATACAGATGGAAACTCATCAAATTATCAGGACGAGTCAATAACGGTGAACCCAATGGTCTACCACCGAGATATCCTGATGTTTTAACTGCGGATACTGATGTTGCGTCTTGCTGACCTCCTGGTTCTGCAAACGAGTTGCAGGCATAGGTAATACCTGTCTGTGGATCGGTAATATTCCCATCTCCATTAATCCATGATGCAAGCAATTCTTTTGGTGTATAAATTTCGTCCTTGTAAAATCCAGTACAAGATCCCCCGGTACAATCATACGATGATTTGTCAAGGGTCATGGCCGTTGAAAGGTCTACATAATCGTTGGATGTTGTAGCGTTAAGCGATGATATCTTTACACTCTGTGAGGTAAGTAGTGATGGTGTGTTTAGCGACCAAGTTCCAGCGTCATGAGATTGGATGTTGGCCCATATTGTTGCAAATGTTGTATCCCCATCCGTATAGGATTGACAATATTCGTCTGTGTCGATTTTTACGCAAAACTGGTGATTTGCTCGATCAATTTTATATTGTTTTGTAGTTCCACCTACATGACTCATATTATAATGGAGAGGAGGGGGATAAGAAGGCGTTTCATGGGGACTCCTAATCTTTCATCTTCTTCAGGTAGCCAGGATTGCAGCCGCTGAAATTACCGAACGGTGTGGCTGGATGGACCACAGCGGTTTGCCATTGACCAGCGACAATAGGTGTCAGCGCGTAACTGGCCTTGGTGCTGTTCTCGGCAGGCATCCACCGCTCGTAACAGTCGGTAGCCGAGTAGACGCTGTAGGCCAGGGCTCCCTGAAAGTCCACAATGGTCGATGCGATGGTGAGCGCCTGCGCGTATGCTCCGTTCCAGGCTGCGCCTTGAACCCTGGTTCTTCCGAAATCCGTCGCGAGGTTTCCGGGTGCAAACACCTGTGTCCCCGCAGAGTTGAAGTAATTCCCTCCCTGCAAGTACACCCTCCCATACGGGTCGCCATGCAGTTCCGTGTATGCGGTATTCGGGTCGAAGGTCGCCGCATAGGCCGTAATCGACAAACACATGATAGTTAACAGAGTAGAGAGAAACTTTTTCATCGCCATTCTCCTGTAACCGTGATTTTGTCCAAAAAAACCCGACTCCATTCCGCTTATTCAGCGGTTGAAATCGGGTCCGTCGTGATCTTCCGTATCGGGAAGGACTAGGCAATCCGTTTGCTATTTTCCCAACAGTTTACACCAATTCCTCTTTACTATCCAATGGTTTTTCTCAACCATCCGGCTTTTTTCCTGTCCGGTTTTGACTGGACGGCGCGTTGCAGGGTGCTCAGTTTGATTGGAAGCACCAGCCCCGCGGCCTGCGATTCACGGAGGCCAGCGTTGAACCTCATAATCTTCTGCATCACGCCCCGCCTTCCGTCCTTGTCGGCAATCCGGTAGGCGTCTATCAGGTCCTGCCGTTCCTCGTTCCAGTGCTGCGACAGTATTTTTCCCTGCTGCGCCGCCTCTGTTCTCTCCGACTGCTTGAGCGGCTGAAATCCTGCCGTCCTCAAGGCGACATCGGAAAGAGAGTAACGGATCGGCTTTCCGTTCTCGTCGAACACGGGCTTGCCGCCCATCGTGGTGGCCCCTTCCGCATACTGCCGGTAGGCCCGCATCGGCCCGGAGACGAATTCCGGAGCAAGGCTTTCGGCGCCACGGTACATATCCCCCTTGGAGAGAGCCCGGCCAGCATTGGCCCCTTTCTGCCAAAGTCCGGCGAACACGCCCATCGAAGATTCGGGGAGCGTCTCCCCTTGCAGCCAGGGGGACACGAACGGGACTTGCAGGCGGAGGGCATTGGAGATGTTGACTCCGACCGCCGACCCGGTCCCGTGCCACACAAAGTCGTTAAGCATGTCGCCGACCGTCCCGTACCGGTGGGCATGTTCCCTCGCCCACTTCTGTAGGTCCATCTTTATCGACCGCTCGGTGAGCCTGCGAAGGAGCTTGTCCAACTCGTCACCGCCCGGAAGAGCGGCGGCCCCGCCGATGACGGCCAATGTCCCGGCGTACTTCAGGAGGGCAACCATGTCCCGCTTCTCTCCCGAGGTCAGGCGGTTGTAGACCCAATTCCAGTTATTCCAGGCGAACGATTGCAATGCGTAAATGGTGCGCCCCACCGGGTTTCTGGCAAACCCCGGCAGATTCGCCCGGCTCATTTCGAAGTTGACCGCCCTGTTCACTTCCAATGCCTTGTCGATGGCATCCTGCTCCCTCATCCCGTCCGCCCGGAAGGCCCGGTATGCGGAAAGGATCATGGTCTTGCGATTCAGCATCTCCACTTCCTGGAACGGCATCAGCGCCTTATCGGTCAGGGTATGCATGAACCTCGACACTTTGCCGGTTATCCCTTCGCGACTCCCGGACATCTCGTTGACCGCGGTTTCCTGCTCCTGGATCTTCCAGATGGAGGAGTGGAACAGTTCCCTTTCCTCTGCCTTAAGGCTGTCGGCAACGATGTCCTTTTGTGCCGTCATTATCAGCTTCAATGCGCTGCGCTTGGTATGCCGCCCGAGTTCCGCGATACCCAAGGTGTAGACCTGGGTGGCGTTTATCAGCATCGATGACACCTTGAACCCGAGATACGTGAACGCCGCCAGAGACCGGAGGTTGCCGGATACAGAATCCGCGAATCCCATGTTGCGCAGGTTGTCCTTGATGTACCGCTCCGCCCACCTTTTCACCTTGGGATTCGCATAGCGGAAATTTTCAAACTGCTCCTTTGCGTACGTCGCCTTACTGAGCATCCCGGCGGTTCCGGTCATGTAGTCGTGGTACTGGTCGGTCACGTTCTCGGCGTCGTACCCCTCAATCAAGTAGCTCGCCCTTCTGATGCGGTGTGACCCGGCACCCCTCGCCATCAAGACCTCTGCCGTGGTCTGAAGGATGCCGTGACGGAGGGAAGCGGCCTTCTCCTTGCTGATTTCACCGTGGTTAGCCGCCCACTCGATAGCCTTCAGTTGGGCCTGCTCCATTGCGAAATCGTTCTTCATGTCGCCGTACATCCCTTCGGAGATGGTATCGGAAAACTTGCTGCTCACCTCGTAGTATTCGTCGTCAAGGAAGTTCTCGGGCATGTGTTTCTTGAGGGTCGCCTGTACCTCTTTGACATGCTTCCCGGCCTGCCGCTCGGTCCTCTGGAGCCTCATGTAGACCTTGACCTTGATTCTGCCGTCGCCCACCTTTTCAACCTCGTTTTCCAGGCGCTTAATCTCGGCCGCCGATTCTCCATCTTCCCTCGCCTGCTTCAGTTGCGCCTCAAGTTCCTTCTTGGCAAGGGCATTCTTGGTGCTTATATCCCCAATGATGCCGGTTGACGCATTGGTGAAACGCCGAATCTGCTCCGAGGGAGGGGATTGGGCAAGGACAAGCTTGCGCTCCGCATTGGAAATTTTGGTTTCAATCTCCTCCCGGGTCGATGCGTACATCTCCCCGGCACCCTTTTCAAGGGACTCCTTCAGCTTCCTGATTTCCTTCTTCAGTTTCTCGGATGCCTTCTCGTCCACTTCGACCAACTGCCGGCCGTTCCGAAGGTGCCGGTACTTCAGCCCGTGGGCCGTCGCCAGTTTCTCTATCTCGTCGGCTACCGCCTGGCTCGGGAAGAAGGGGAGGAATGCCCTGCCGCCGGAAACCTGCCACTTGAGGCGGGTGATGTGGTGGTAGACGTTTACCTGCCAGTCGCCTTCCCCGTGACTCCTCGGCATCCATCCCGGCATCCTGTTCAGTTGGTTGCGGTAGTCGGTGATGTGCTTCTCTATCTCCTCCTCGGGCAGCCCGGCCTCGAACATGAACTTGCGCGTCTGGTCCTCGATGACCTGCGCCACGACGGTATCTATGTGGTCGCGGATCTGCCGGTAGGTATTGAACGCCGCTTCGGACGGAAGGCGTTTTGCAACCTTCGCGGAGTCCTTCACCATATCGTAGGTCTTGTACGATACCCCGTCCGCATCTCCACGGTACAGGAGCCAGTCAACGCCCTTCCTGTCTTTCGCGGAGAGCTTCTGGAAGGAATCCATGATGCGGCCCCACGAGGTGGTGATGTCGTCGTTCTGCCAGCGGGTAAAGGTGCGGGTCAGGCGCTCCATCAGCTTCGGGGCCTTCTCTTTTGAACCGTCCCACCCGAACATCTTGAGGAGGAGATCCACCTTGTTCTGCTCGCGCTCAAGGCCGGACTTGACGAACGGCTGTTTGTCGGGGTCTCTCTCGGCCTGGAACACAGGATTGGCGAAGAAGTACCCCACCGCCTCCTGAACGGCTTGCGGGGTCATCTCGGATACACCCTTTGCGTAGCGCGACCAGTCGAGGGGATTGATGAAATCCTTCAGCCCGCCGAGTGCGGCTTTCGGGTCGAGGGTGCGGAGGTGGTTGAGGGCTGCGGCAGTGGAGAAGGATTGACGGATATGGAAGCGGGAATGCCTGTTTTGTCTCCCGTCAAACTCGGAGGCGTACTTATCATACAGTCCCGCCTCTGCGCCTTGGGCATACTTTGACAGCGCCATTGCCACAATAGCGCGCGCCTGCCGCATGTCGGACACGAACGGGCTGATATCCGTATCGAACGTAACATCAAATATCTTATTGACTATCTCAATGGCCCTGGCCGCAATGCGCTTAAATAATGACGGGCTTTCCTTTGCTATGTCGGCCCAGAATTGCTCATCGGCGAAGTTATGGCCCATGATGTCGCCGAACAGTTCTTCTGCCTGCTCATCCTCGGGAAGGTGATGTTGATTTAATCTGCCGCGATATTCTCCCCATCTCCTGACAAGTGGCTGAAGCTCTTTCGCCATTTGCGTCCAAAGTTGCTTGTCGTCAATCCTCAAGGTATGGGAAAGTTCGTGACCCAGAATAAAGAACAAGTGGTTTGGCGATCCTATATTTAAAAAAATATATTGAGGGTGTCTTGGATTGACAATTCCCGCGGCAGCTTCTTTACCCTCCAATATTCCCGCCTGTACTCCCTTGCCCGTTTCATCTGTTCCGGGGTAAGTATTCCTTTCAACTCCTTCAGGGTGTAGCAATGGCGTTTCGCTTTCGGATTCCAGCGCCGCCATATCGGCGAAGAAAACGACCTCTTTACCGAATAATTTTGCGATACTTCTGAGTGCATCCGAGTTGCCTCCTTTCACCGAAACCTGCTTCAGGTTGCCCTCTTCCTGGCCGAGTATACCACCGATCTCCTTGCTTGATTCTGCGGGGGCAATGACTACATCGCCAAGCCCTGAGTCCGGGTTGACGACCCTGTTGCTTCGGGAGAAACGGGGCTTAGTGGTGCTCCCTTGACGTTCCGCTTCACCGGCAAACCCCCGCATGGCATCGGCTATATACTTCTCCGCTTTTGCCATGTCGGTGACTACGGAAGACGCAGTGGGGCTTTCCAGGAACAGCTTCTTTATGGAGCCAATTATACGCAATGCGATATCGGCAATCCTGCGGAATACTGACGGCTCTTTTTGGGCAAGGGTGTTCCAGAAACTTTTCGACAGAAACCGCTCCCCGACCAGATTCGCCACAAACTCGCCGTAAAGTTGAGTGCCGGAGTCGGCGGGATTTATCGTCTGCTGTCTGTCAAGATATTCAAACAGCCTGCTCATATCGGCGGCGTTCGCCAAGCGTTCGGCTAGTAAACGATAGTCCTCTTCCCTTTCGTATTGCAGCCTATGGGTAAGTTCATGCGCGAGGACAAAGCCGAGAGGAGATTTTGAATCCGTATTGAGGAACACGACTCTTGCCCCGGCGTCATTGACGACGAAGCCGTTTGTGTGTCCCCCAGATCCCATTCCCCGTCCGGCTTCCTCTTTATCTCCACCACGTTCCCTGTCACGCAACGGAGAGTAGAAAGCGATTTCCTGTCCGAACGCCTTTGCGATTCTTCGCAGATCATCAGAGAATACCCCTTTCACTTCTACGAGTTTTATTGATTCCTTTCGCAATATATCAGCGACATCCTCTTTACTCAATCCCCCCATGGAGGATACGGGAGCGTCGGAAACCACCTCATCCTGAAGACCGTTGTTTGCGATGGCTTCCATATCGGTAGGAGAAACAGATCTGGTAACGCTGCCTTTCTCCTCGAAATACCCATCCTTGCCCCCGTTCCTGATAGGCATAACAACCGCAACAACGTCTCCGCTTTCCACGAAGATGACAGGTTCGTTCTCATTCTTCACCCGGATTTCCGCATTCGGGTATGCCTGTTTTGCGTAGACGTAAAGTTTCTGGCTGAGGATAGCGGAAAATCCCGACTCGGTGGTCAGGCGGACATACCCCACTTCGTCCTTTGCGGTCTTAATTGGCGCATCGGATGTAGCCCGGAAGTCGGCGTTGTCTGTCATAACACCCCTTCCGGCTGCGAACTCAACGGAGGTGACAGGGTTCCCGGTATCGGGCTTCGGGGTTATCCTCGCCATCATTCCCGTGCCTTCTTCCCGGCTCAAGTCGGAACGGATGTTCTCGCTAATCGACTTAAACTTGATAGTCGGTTCGCCCTTCACAGCAATATACCCGTTGGTGTGCCATACCCCGTCATTGGTCGGTATTACCGCGCCTCCTTCCAGCCCTTCAGCTTTAACGCCTGTTGGTTTTGGAGGGTTGCCGTAACCCTTGGTGGACGACGGCTTTTCTGCCGACGGAAATTGCTTGCTGACTTGCTCCTTGAACTTCCGCAAATCCTCCTTGGTGTTGAATACATCGAAAGTGCCATCATTCGGGACTTCGATAGTCACCATGAACTTATCGCGGATTTTGGCCTTGATTCCGTCCAGTTTGGCCTTTGCGGTCTGTACTGCTTCTCCGGCCTCGCCATGTTGCGGTCTGAGTTCTGAAAGTTCTTCCCTGTATTCTCGTATCTCCTTTTCTGTGAGTTCCGTATCCCCAACCTTGCCCTCTTTTATATTGCGCTCAAGACTGTTGATTTCATCAACTAAAGACTCTTTACGCTTACGCGCATTATCATAGTCACTTTCTGCCGCCTCACGATTCTTGGCTATTGGGTTAAAAGCCTTCCAATCTCTCTCCTTTGGCGCGGCCTTTATCGCCTCTTCTATATTCTCAAGAAGAAATTTCTTCTGTTCCTTGAGTGAAACACCCGCTTCCCTTGCGGATTTCACCGCATCCTGGACCACTTCGGCGGGAGTGTCGGCTACGGCTTCCGTTACCGCCTGCAATGCGTTTTGGGATGCTTCCGCCCCCTCCTTCTTCACCACCACCAGCCTTGCATTGACTCCCGTGGTATTCAGAAGGCGCTTGTCGGTAAACGTCCCCTCCGGCAGTTTCTCGACTTCCGCGCCCTGCTCGTCAATCCATTCCCGGAAAGCATTTTCGGTCTTGCCGCCACGGAAGAAAGCACCTTCCCCCATGATGGCAACCAGCCTCCCGCCAGGCTTCAGGAGGTCGAAGGCATGGCGGACGTGCTCGATGTCCTGGTTATCGGAAAAAGGCGGGTTCATGATAATGGCGTCGTATTCACCGTCAACGTCCATGAAGTCTTGACCGACGACAGCGAACCCTTTCGCCTCCAGTACCTCGCGGAGCGAAGGCGATATTTCCGCAACGTCAGGCTCGGCACCAGCATCCCTGATGGCCTCGGCTATGTTCCCGTTGCCTGCGGACGGTTCAAGCACCCGCATCCCCGGCTCGACACCGGCTATTTCCACCATTCGCCCTGCCAGTTCCGGCGGGGTCGGGAAGAAATCAACACCCACTTTCTTACCCACAAGGTCGCGTTCAAGCTGCTTTGCCTTGTCGGCCTCACGTCTCCCCGCCCTGAACTTCAGAAACTCCCTGAGCGCGGCGCGGAGGCTCGGGAGGTCGGGAATCCCCATCCGTTGCAGCCGGTTGTAGTCCTGCATCCGGTCGGCAATGTTCTCGATGGCTCTTTTCGCGGAACCGTCCTTGATGAACCGCTTGGTCTTGGCAAGAATGCTCTCCAGGCGCTCGATGTCCCCCGGTTGAATGAAAGAGACGATGGAATCATGGGCGCGTTCCTTCGCCATCTTGCCCAACCATGCGGCATCCATAGCCGCGCCCTTCTTGTCCTTCAGGAAGGTTGCGAGGTCGCGGATATGGCTTTCGTGCTGCGCGGGGTAGGGGTATTTGGCGAAATCAACATCATCTTCCGTTATAGTCCTGTTCTTGCTGTCGATGTAGGGGATATCTTTCGCCTTTTCATAGGCGTACTTCGCCGAGCGGAGAAGCCCCTTCAGCGTCTCCACATGCGTCTTTGCCGCTACGCCGTCAAGGTGCGTCGCCTCGCCGCTCTCTATGGCATCGGCAAGGTTCAGCATCGTCTCGGCAAGCTGAATGTCGCTTCTCGCCGACTCCTCCGCCCCGTTCGCCTGCCTTGCCCGTCTCGCCGTGTTCGTCAGGCGGTCGCGAGAAAGTTGCTCCTCGGCCTTTTCCTTGAGAGACTCGGCCACGGCGCGGAGTTTCGACACCTTCTTTCCCTGCCGCTCCTCGGCCTTTTCTTCCAACTTGTCGGCACGCGACACGTCGCCCTCGCGGATCGCCATGAACTTCTCTGCGTCCTCGCGGGCCTTGAACTGGAATCCGGGAACCGCCCCGGCGCCACGGAAGGATGAATAATACCCGCCCAACTTCTTGGCCGCAGCGTTCAGCTCGTTGTAAACGTCCCGCTCCACCCGGTCGGAGAGTTGTACGACGAAAAGCGGCGTCCCCTTCTTGGTATGGGTCGTCTCCTTGAGGGTCATCTCCACGTCAGTCCCGACCTGGCTGACGGTCGCTTTCTTCTCGGCTTCCCTGGCCTTCTGCTCCCGGTTGCGTTCGGCTTTCAGTTCGTCGTACAGCTTCAGCTTCTCAGGAGGCAGATCCTCAATCTTGTATCCGAGTTCGCGGTACTTCTGAAATTCCTCCCAGGTCTCGGGATTTTTGATCGCCTTGACGTACCCCTCCACGCGGGTCTTGTAATCGTCCCGCTCTTTGGCTACGGCCTCGGCGTACTTCTTCAAACCCTCCTCGGTGAGTTTCTCGACGCGCTTCCGCACGACATCGGAAACCTTGTCCCGCATCCCGTATGAAAGGCTGTTGGAGCCGTCAAGGTACGCGAAATCCGTCACCATGCCACGGTAGATCGCGCTTACTATCACGTCCTTCTTCTCGTTCTTGTACCGGCCTGCGACAAAGCGGCCCATCCGTTTAAGGAGGTCGTCTTTCTTCATGGCCTGCAATTCGGCCTTGATTGCCTCCTCGCTCTCAATCAGGGAATCGAAACCTTTCTTGACCTCATCGACCGAGGCCGGTTCGCCGTCGCGGAGGCGCTTGAAGAGGGAGTCGTGGGAGGCGAGGGTGAACGGGGTATCGCTTACGATTTCGGCCTCGGCTTCCGCCATCAGCTCATCGGCCTTCTTGCTTTCAATCCCCAACAGTTCGGTAATCGTCCACTTTGCGCCGCCTTCGGTTTCAATGGATTTGCGGTTTTTCTTGGCTATAGCAACCTTCCCGTTGCCGCCCACGTCTACCATGTCGCCGGGTTTCAACGCCATCCACTGCTTGACGATAGACAGTTCCTTGTTGTGCTTGGCCGTTGCTGCCCGTTTGACCTCATCGGCTGCCGCCTGCTCGTCCGCCTTTACTTCCTCGGGTGTCCTGGCGTTGAGGATTGCCTGCCGAGCGTATTCCTTGGCCTCTTTCTGCCATTTGGTGAAGGCGTCATTTGCCTTTTGTTCCGCCGACTGCGCCCCACTGTTTCGCTTGTCGTGGTTCTTGCTGAACTGGCTCTTACCGGCAACCATGCTTGACACTTGGCGCGAAATGGCCGACAGGATAGGTCGGGCATGTTCCACATAACCCTGTTTAAACAGGTTGACTTGGGCGGCAATGGCTTCCTTCTGCCGGCCGGACTTGGCTATCTTCTCAAGGCTTTCCCTCAGCTCTTCGGCGGCGGACACCATGCCGTCACGCCATACCTTCGCCGCCACAGCAGGGTTCATGGACACGTGGGCATGGGCCTCTGTGGCTCGGTCGTATAGTTCCTGCTCGGGAGATTTTTGGGCGGGCTTACCCTTGCCACGATCTATGACAGGGATTTTAGCAGATTCGGTAGGCGCGAGGTCACGTTTTTGCTGCGCCTCTTCGGCCTTTCGTAATTGCCTGGTCAGCGAGCCCAATTCCTCGGCAAGCCAAGAGGCTCTTGCTTCCCGTGTTGTGGCCTGCGCCCTGGTCGTGGCGTGATAGCGCAGCTTCTCCAGCTTTTTCTCTACTTCCGCGATACGCTTTTTGAGAGTGGGGATGTCGTCGGATTTCGCCCCGTATTCATGGGCATACTCTATTAACTCCCCCTCTTCAATTTTGTAACCATCCCATGCCTCGCGGCGCAATTCGGTCATGCGGTCCGAAAGATGCTGCGGAGAACTTTTGTCACGTTCCCACGCAGTCCGTACCTCGGCATACTCTTCTTTAATTTCACCCAGGGGCCTTGCTTCAGATTTCTCGACACTCGCCCCCTGCACCGTCTGGTAATCATCCATCTCGGATGTCCATTCAATACTGGGTAGATCCCGCACCCCATTATAGAAGGCTTTCAGGTAGGGACGGATAGCATCACCAAACTCGTCAACCATCGCCTTGGTGTAGTCGGCAAACTTCCTCGCCCCTCTTTCAAGATGGTAGCCCGCGATTGTGATGCCGTCCTGCAACAGTTCCGGGTCGAAACCGGCATTGAGTTGGGACAGCTTCGCCTTCATTCGGGCGCGTGCCTTCTGGTAGGCGTCCTCGGTGAAGATGGCGTTTTGCGGTTCAGGGGATTTTTTCTCCTGTTCTGCCGCTTTCTTGGTATCCCCATTTTTCAGCCATGCCTTGGAATCATCAATATCCATCTCCACGATGGAACCTATGCGGTCTTTCCCGGTACTGTCGTAGTTGGCGAGATAACCTTTTCGGGCTTCTGCTTCCGAGTCGAAGCCAAGCATTACCTTGTGTTCATCGAATCGGCCTGTTTCCGGGTCAATCTGGTTCACAATGAACACTTTGCGGCTGTCCGGGTTCTCGCCAATAAATACGTCAATATGGTCTTTGTCCTTGCCGACCGTTCCCCGGATGTACCCGTAGTGATGCTTCAGTTCGGTTTTCCATTTCTTACCGTCAGGGGATACGCCGGAACGGACGGAGCCAGCCGGATTTTCGATGGAGATGTCAAGGCCGTGAATTTCGGCAGTATGCCCCATCTTGTAATTTCCCGCTTCCTTCTCTGCCTGTGTCGGTTCGGGAAGGTCGTTGTGCGGAGATGTGGCCGCTTCATGCGCAGCTCTATCAACCTTCCTCAACTTCTTTAACTTCGCCCGAATGCTTTCCCGTTCCCTGCCGTTCCTGGCGATGGCAAGGCGCTTTTCCAGGTTCTTGCGGCGGGTTTCCGCGAAACGGGCGGCGTCGGCGTTGGGTTTCGGGGGCTCCTCGGCGCGGACACCCTTTCTCTTGGGTGCAAGATCCGGATACTCGGCAAGGACTTCAGGGGGGACAGGCTTGCCTTCGGAAAGGGCTTGCTTGACGTGACCTCTATGAAGGTCGTCCAAAGTGTATTTTTTTGCGCTCTCAAGATATTGTGGGTTGCCCTCAATTTCCTTCTTATTCCTTTTGTACGACGAGTTATTGGTTCGCGTCCAATCCCAATACCCCTCCCGCGTCATCTCCCACGGCTCTTTCCCTACTTCGGCTTTTTCCGTCTCGGCTTCTCTCTGTTGTGAATCAACTTTCCCCCCTATCGCCTCCTGCAACTGCTCGTATGTCAACAACTCCGGGTGTCCGTCGATGACGAACCGCAGGCTTTTCGGGTCCGTGTTCGCGTCCACCTTCACCTCGTTGGCGCTTTCCCCCTTGCCTCTCGCGGATTCCTTTGGGAACACAATCGCCGCGCTGATGCGGTCGTTGGGACCGTAGGCGACAATGGGCTTCTTGCCGTCCACCACCTGTGCGGAGATGCCGGAACGCCCTTCGAAGTCCCTTCCCTCCCGGAGTTTTCCGGTATTCAGGATGTCGCTTAACTCCTCCACCGTGGTCAATCGGATGGGGGAGCCGGGCGCAACTTCGCCGTTGGACAGTTTGGCGTTCAGCGTCTCCTTCGTCTGCTGCTTGGTCGCCACGCCGACGGAGGTCGGGACTTCTCGCGGTTCTTCTACGGCTCTTGCTACGTGGTCGGGGATTACTTGCCCCCCTTCCCCTTGCCCCCGCATTTCTTCTTGGCCATCAGGTATCACCCCCTCTCGCTCTCTCTGTCTCGCTTCGATAACCTCCCGCAGCCCTTTCGGACGGGTTACTTCTTCGTCCCGCACGTCGGGCATTTGCGCCTGATTCGCGGGATTTTGCTCCTGCATTTGGGGCAGATCACTTGTTGCTCCTTTCGCTTGGTACGGGATTCGGGATTGCTCTCCCCCGCCTTCCCACGGTATCTGTTTCCGCTCCTCGATGCGCGGGACGTTGAGGTCGGTAAACTCGGCGTCGATGACATCCGGCGGTATCCACTGGCGCACGTTCGGGAGGGCGGGCTGATTCAGGACTTCCGGCGTCACCACTTCCGGGGTCGTGGACAGGGCGCGTGAAATCGGCCCCGACGGAGCCGGGGGATTGAATGCAGGGGTAGGTGTCGGCAGGTTCGGGAAAACCTGTTCATCGGGCAGCGGCCCCTCTTCCGCGATATCCGACGGCAACCCGGGCGGCTGCATCAGCGCCGGGTCCGACAGGTTCATGGCATAGGGTTGAGTCCCGGTAGTGGCCTCGTCACCGATTGCCTGATACGCATGTTGCAAAAAGTTCCTAGCCGCTTCCTCTCCGTTGGCCTCCTTGATAAGACCGTAGACGGTCCCTGCCGCCTTCCCCCGTTCAACCGGATCGGCGTTGGCGTTCTCCAGGACGTTGACAATGCCGTTCGCCCGGTATCGCTGCACGCCCGTCCCGAGTCCCGCCATAAGCAGGGTCATGACCGCGGTCGGCCCCACCGTGTCCTTGACGGCATCCCACGGTTTCTGCCGGAGGTTTTCCGGCAAGACCTCGTTCATGGCCTGGGCCTGGCCGTATGACGTGTACCCCTCGCCCACCTGCTCGCCGGGCATGGACAGCGCCACGTTCTTGGCGAACTGCTTGACGCCGGGCTTGAGGAGCGCCTTCACCGTATCCGCGCCAGCCTTCAGGCCGGGGATGCGGGAGAAAATAAGGGCCTCGGGGATATCGCTTATCGCCTCGCCCTGCCATTCCTTGTGTCCGGCCTTCTTGGCGGCGTCAATCAAGGCGTTCGGATCGGCGTCGGGAAGCTGCTTTTTCAACTGCTCAAGGGTCTGTTGCGCGGTGGAGCGGAACATGATGCCGGAGGATAGCGCCTGCCCTCCCGCCGCGCCTGCCAGTGCCGCCGGGATTGTGGCCGCGCCGAAGGTCTCCGGGGTCGCCGCCGCGCCTGCGGCTACTGCGCCTACCGTGGACGGTATGGCGTAGGCAAGCGACAACGGGAGGGACTCCACGCCTCCGAAAATGGACTGCTTGACACGGTTGTTCCCCGACTCCGCAGGCGGGATGAAATCGCGCACCCGTTCCGCCGTATCGGAGATGACCTGTCCCGCTCGGTTGACAAAGTTCCACTTGGAGTCGTCCTCCGTCCTGCCCGCCTCCTCGTTCCACTCCAGGGCGTTCCCTGCCGCAATCGGGATTTCAGTGATACCCCGGACAAGGGATTTCAGCGTTCCGCCGAGATATCCGGATTCCTCGGGGGGCGGGGGAGGGGGTGGGACGTAGGGAGCGGCCGGCTCGTTCAGGATCTTTCTGAAAGTTGCATCGTCAAGTCCGGGGAGTTTGCTTTCATCAAAATCGTAAACACCCATTATTACGCTCCTGGTATCGTGTCAGAGGGTTTGGTCTGCCTGTCGAAAGTAAGCCCGAGCGCCGGGATGTTCTCGTAACCACCCTGTCCCCCGCGTTGGAGGTCGCCGAAAGCGCGAGCATACGCATCGCCTTCCGGGTGTCCCATTTGCAGGTACTTCTTCAGGAGCGGTTCAAACTGGCTCTTTCTCGCCCCGATGCCCATCCGTCCTGGTGTTGCAGGGTTGTAGTAGATGCCGTAGTCAATATCAGGATCGTCTGCCATTGCGAATTTCTTCGCCAAATCCATGTGCTTGCCCTCGAACCCGGCGGGAAGCTTCATGTTCTTGAAAGTGTCGTAATACTTGTTGACCAGTTCCTTGCGGTCCTTGGCCGCCTGGTCGCCTTTCAGGGCTTTCACGCCCTCAGGCGAGGCTTCCCACCTGAACCGGTCGGCTTGGGCCTTGTAAAGGTCTGTGCGGGCCTTCTGCGCCATCAGTTCGGATGGCAGCAGTTCGCGTTTCAAATCAAGGGCTTCTTGCTTCAATGCGTTATCGGTGCGGATATTTTCCGCCGTGAGGTCGAAATTGCGGTCCCCCACAAGACGTTTGCGGTCATCCTTGGCGACCTTGCTCTGCATGACGGCATTGATGATGCCTCCGGGGCCGCGCCCCATCTTGATGCCACCGAGTCTCTGCCCGAGGGTCTGTGTTGTCCCCACTCCAGAGGCGTCAAGAGCAGCCTGCCGGTCCTGGGCCTCCCGTGTCGCAAGGCCGATGTTCGGATCGGGCGGGGCAAAGGTTGGAGTGCTTCCGCTCGTGACGATGCCACCACCCTTGCGGAGCGGATCGCTCTTGCCGCCGATGTCGGAATAGTTTATCCGTTTGCCGTCCACGATGGCGTAGCCGTTGGGGTCGGCCTGCAATGAAGAGGGGGGAGCGAAGTTTGCCGCGGTGTTTGTTGGCCCGGACGTGGGGGCCGGGGGCGTCATAGCTTTGATGGGAGCTTGCGGCGCGAACTTCGGAGCAGGGAGGACGGCATTCGATACTGTGTCCGGCGCTCCCCCGGGGCTCATGGTGGCCTGGTCGATACGGCTGCCGTAGTTGAAGGAAGTGTTGCCGGCGGAAGCGTTGGCGGCAGGCTTGGCGGGGTAGTTTGTCGGAGGCAGAAACGCGCCCCGGTAATTCACCATTTTGTTCCACAATTCCCCTCGTTCCTCCGGGGTCATGTTGGCTATGCCCTTGAAATCGGATATTCCCATATCGTCCCCCTATGCTTCCGTTGTCTCTATCGCGTTGACCATGCCGGTCACTCCGGCTACGGCGGTGCGGAAGTAGTCCGTGAGTGAGACTATCGCTTGAAGCCGAATTTTCGTCCGGTCGAGTGTTTGCGCGATATAGGATTTGCCGCGCTCGGAGTTCTCCCGAAGGTCAATCTCCCACTTCTTCATCTCCCGCTCGATAGCGGACTGGTCGAGTCCCGCCGAAATCCGGGCAACCTCTATTTCCTGCGCCCTTCCTTTCAGCTTTCCGTCATACTCCGCGACCCGCTGGTACACCTCCACCTCGAACGCTTTCAGGATATTGTTCGTGATGTCGAAGTACAGCTTGGCGTAGTTAATGGCAAAGGACTGGTGGATGTCCTCAATCCTGATGCCATGTTCCATCGCCCACTGGACATTCTGCTGCGCCCTCTCCGCGACAATCTGGACTGTCTTCAGGTTCACATCGTTGAAATCCATGTCGAACTTGTCTATGAGGTCGTTTCGGGCCGCAACCTCCATATCCCTCGGAAGCAACCACCCTCTCGCGCCGGCACCAGCGAATACGTCCCGCAGGTTGTCCCTCAACATTCTCCGGCGCCGGTCATATCCCTGTTCGAAGATGGCGTTTTGCACGGTGGCGCTGATACCCGTTCCGCCGCTCTCGATGAACTGCGTTATGGTGCTCTCCAGGTCATCGAAGAACGCGGACTCCCACACGTGAGTCTTGAACCGGTCGGGGTTTTGCTTCAGATACTCCGCCAGGGCTCCGGGCGAGGCGACCGTCACCATCGCTGGTGCGGCGCTGATGCCTTCAAGGGCGGCCTTCCCAGGCGTGTAGTCCGTCCGCGCCGCAAAGCTGAACCAGTCAATAGCGCCAGTGGCGAGGGTCTTCAGTTCGTTGGCCGCATCCTCGGCCTGCGAATAGAGATCGTCAACCAATGCTTGCGCGTCTTCGAATACGCTCATTTATCGCTCCTATGTCGGGGCGACAGGGTAATACACCGTGTCGCCCCCCGCGGGGATGTCAATTACGGTTACGGGGTCGGTTTCTGTTCCGTCTGTTTTAATCAATATGTTGTACGTTCCACCTGAATGCAGTTGAGAGATAAACAGGTTTCCGTTTTTATCAACCGCCCAAGAACCTTGCGGGAACGGGTCCGTTGGAACTTCAACTGATACCTCTTCCGCGTCAGTTGTATTCGTGCCGAAGAGGCTGTTAAACCGTTCTGCGTCGGCTTTATCGTTCTCGGTAAACGCAGGGACGCCATCTATCCACGGGGGGAGATAATCAGCCGGGTAACTCCCAAAGCTGGTTTCGTAGAGCGGAGTGTAGCCATCCTTGCTTGGGTGCGGTTCTGTTTCGTCTACCACCCCGTAGGTACCCCACACTAAGCACCCATAGGCCAACGCCCCGCACCACCCTGAGTAATCAGTGGAACCAACATTCATCTCAACCGGAGTATTTGTTTCATTGACGTAAAGTTCCAGGTTCTTGGATGGAGTCTTGATAACCAGCTCTTCCGTCACCTTTCGGTTGACCGTATGGTTTGCGTTGACCCCCGCTACGTCGTTGGTTACGTGTCGCTGTAATCCAGCTCCGTCATCTATCAGGCAATCTCCTATAGGGTTCCCCCCGCTCCCGCCGAACGACAGGCTCCCTTCTATTTGCCGGTATACAAAAATGTCGTGGCGTAAATCCATGAAAATAAGCTGCGTGTCAAGGTAGGAGAATGCTTCAGTTATTTCGCCGCTCGTTTCAAAACTGCTGCCGCTGCCCCCCTCGTTCACCGAAGCTCCGAGGTCTTCGTATATAACGGGGTCATTAAAGCAGAATTCCCGCGAATACTTGTTGTGGAAATCACGACTCCTTGAATAAAGAGTAAGTTGCTCCTGGTCGTCTACTGTAAGCACACAGGCGTACCCCTTCGTGATGGTGACTTCTCTTTCCGATGATTCACCAATAGGTCTTGAAGTCTTCGGGTAACACTCCCATGTTGGATCGTAGTTGTTCGGCATTCATCGCTCCTGCGTAGCCATGAAGTAACTTGCACCATATATGAGTGGAAACAGTTTCCAGTCTCCACAGGCCACTGATATGAGCAGAGATACCCAAAACCCGACGCACAACCTACAATCAATAAAGTGCTTCGGTGGCATCCCTTTGAACAGAAAAGGTGTCCGTTCCCGCAGCCAAACGCGGAAATTGAAGAATATACTTCCACTTACGAGTATGAGCGTAACGATGTACGCCGCCGCTATTTCGGTAAACAATCGTATCATCTTACCCTGCTCCCTCCGCAACCATTACAGTCGCGCTCTACTGAAGAGCGACGTTGCGCCGCTTTCTGTTTCTCTTCCTCTGTTGGTTCCTCTACGGTAGTCATCTCAAATAGAATGGCAGAGTAAGCGCCTTGATGCTGTACCTTGTCCCTCGTCATTCTCCCCTTTATCATCCCTACTCTCTGCAAATAATCAAACTCCTCAAACTCATGCTCCAGCCCATACACTTTCATCTTCTCTTTGAACGCATTGAAGTCGAAAGGGTTGTCCAGCATCATAGCTATATCAAGCCACACGTAACTCATGGGCATCTCCAATCAAGAGTGCGTTTTTGCATTATTACTGCGTAACAAGACCCACATGGGGCTAGACTATAAAAAACTCCGCATTTTGTTGTTTGGCAGTTATTATACCCATAGTTACACGTACATGAATACGTACCGTAGTTTACTGCGTTTTGGGTCGCGCATGGAGAATATACCGAGGAATCACAAGTTGATGGGTACGAATTAAAATTACCCCAATAATCATCGTATTCACACCACGCGCACGGCAAGGGGAGATACGTTTTTGACCCAATACTATGCCGCATCGCCCATGCTATTGTATATACATAAGCAGTACCGCCGTTTACTTCCGTTTTATACCCACTCGTTCCGCAATTACCGCACAAAGACTCAAAAGAATATTCTACATATCCGAGTGAAACCCACACCCCACCAGCAAAACGAACCACCTTTGACTTCGTTCCTAACGACGATGTGTAAGTTATAGTAGCATAAGCGGAAGATCCTGGGATACAAGAAAGAGATAGTATTTCGCCAGTATCAGGGTCTATCGAACCTTTGCTTATGCTCCATGCCCCTTTGCATCCATTCGTTATAGTAGCTTGCGACCCAACACTTACAGGCTCACTGATGCTGATTTCTCCAAGCGTATGCACAGCAGGGTCGGTGGCGAGAATGAATTTCACATCGCCCCACTTGCCGCCATAGTTAAGAGCCGCACAAAACTTGCGATGAAACTTCGTGTTCTCCGTTCCAGACATGGAAGCCTTCGCGTAAACCGGGATATCGCCCTTGTAATCAACCGCGAGTATCTGTTCGCCGGACTTGCGTACCGTTACTTCGTGGTTGGCGTTGACTTCCTCGCCCTTCTTGCCCTTTAACGGAGCGATGTAATCCGCATATTCCTCCGTATCATCAACAAAGGCGAAGAACCATGCAGGATGCTCAACAGTCCCACCCTGCGCCGGATACGTGTATAGTTCGGGAATGGTCGCCCTCACTTCCCCGGCCTCGTCGGTTGTGACCGTGGATGATGTAGACGTTTCTTGTATTTCTATTGCGCTGCTTGAGTTGGTAAAAGCGGCGGAAAGACTTTCGATTCCAACTACTACTTTCCAAACAGAACCACCGTCTACCGTCTGCGCTTCTGTGCCGCTCTGGTTGAAAAAGAACGGAACGCGGGGCTTAAAACTGAGATACTGCTCCCCTAAGAGCACCCACTCCTTACCATCCCTCACATAAGCCTGATAGTAGTTGCCGGAACGCGGAGTGGAAGGGTGAACTGTGAATATAGCCTTGACGATGATAACCAACTTGCCGCTATTCAGTGCCGCGCCAAGAACTTGTCCTCCGTGGTCTACTTCAGCATCGGATTGCGGATACCAGACATCAGGGGCAACAGCGTATATCCTGCCGGAACGGTAGATATTCTTTGAAAAGGGTGTGAATTGCGAATAGTCTCCGTCAAGCGATTCGATGTAGTAGTCCAGTTGCGTGAGTCCTGGAATTTCAAGATATTGATTCAGCGGAAAGTATCTTGAAGGCGGCCCTTTCCATGTCAGCACTTCGCCTTTTGGTCCCTTCCAATCAATATTCCCGTAGTTCTCAGGGGGGCTTTTCCGCTCCTTCCACTCTCCGCTTTTCAGTTGCACCCCTCTTGTGCCGTGATCGTCGTCAATAAGCGGGTACGCATACGGGCCGTTCGGTAACAGTTCGCCCTTGGGGTTATATCCATTCCCCGAAACAATGGAATGCCCTTCGTAAGAAGGTATTTTTGAATAGATGTCGAAACGGGTTTCCGAAATATCTCCGCTTCTCGGATGGCAGAGAAAGCCTTCAAAAGTCCCGCCGTCGATGCGGATGAAATCGTTCCCCTCCTCTGCGTGAGCCGTAACAGTGAAATCGTTTACCTTGTAGACGCGCTCAACGACCGGTTCGCGGAGTCCCCGGCGCAGATTGACACACGCCTTCAGCTTGTTCTTGGCGAACCCTACCAAGAAGCTCCCTGACGGGTCGGGAACGATTATTCTCATCCCGCTCTCCGCTGTAGCTTGTTGACGCTCAAATCAAGCTGCGCGAAATCGAAGTCTGCGCCGGACAAGTTTGCAATGTCGGGCTGGAAGAACACCCCCTTGACGCCTTTTGCCGCTTTCCACCGCTCCGCATGGAGTCCGGCCTTGCCGTGGTCGGTCGCCGTGTAGGGGTAGCGCGTTCCTTCCTCCGCCGCCAGTCCGACAACCAGGGACTCGGCCATGCGGCAATGGAGGTATCCGCCGTCCACGATCTTCTTCTGGTCTGTCCCGAGGTTGACCACACCCCACTTGGCGGAAGCGGAGATTGCCGTGCCGTTGTCCGTCGAACCGGTCAAGGCATGAATCCCGGACGAATCCAGCCCGTACACCGTCCCGTTCAGTTCGATGAAGCTGTTGAACCCGTAGTTGGTGTAGTTGGCATGGGCGAAGGTGACGGCGTTGATAACCCATGTCTCAAAGGTTTCGGCAATGGCGGCGAGTACATCGGCTTCCAGAAGGATATCGGGAAGCGTCAGCTCGGCATCAACGGTACAGGCGTGAGCCGTCTCAACTTCAATGGTCAGGTTGGGAAGTGTGATTTCGGCATCAACCAGATGCTGAATGCCGGCGTCAACTTCAATGGATATGTGAGGTAGGGACAGTTCCGCATCGCAGTAGACGCCGATCCCTCCTTCGAACTCTATTCCGGAAATATTCGGCAGCAGACAATCGCCCTCTGCTCCGTTGGAAATTCCGGCCTCCACCTCGATGGTTATGCCTGGAAGCGTGAGTTCCGCATCAAGGATGACAATTTCCACATCAAGAGAGAGCATTGGAAGGGTAAGTTCCGGCTCCATAATGAATAGGTCATTGTCATCCATGACCAGGTTTTGCAGGAGGATATCGCCGTCTACTGTTGCCATTGTCTACCCCTCGCCTTATGTGATGTACTTGGGCAACTTGAGGCGGAATCCGGTTATGTACTGCGTCACGTTGTAGGTGTATGCCGGGGATGGCGATATATTCACATCCGCGCCACTTGCGCCGATGGAGAAGTCCAGGCGAACAAAGCCAGTTTCACCTGAAGTAGCAGAACCATCATCGGAAGGAGAGGCGCAGATCCTCCCCCACCCGGCGGTCTTCTTCCCGGAAGTGAAGCCGGAAATGGCAGAATTGCCCTTATCAAACCCGCCTAACCCCTGCCAGGTAGTTGTATCTTTACTGAGAACGAGCACGGTGGAATCCGGCACGGTAAGAAGTGTTCCGTCATAGGGGGCGAGCCAGTTGCACCCGTAGGCGGAGGCGATACCGTTCGTGCCTCCGGAAGCGGCGGGAGTGCCGGCGCCTGCGACAGTCGCCGTGAGGGTCGTTGCCGTGGTCGCGCATACCAGCGCGTTCATCCCGGTTCCGACGCCTATCGGCCCATAGATGTAGAGGTCGGCCCCGTCAGAGGTAGCGATGAAGTCTATATTCGTAACCTTGGAGTTGATTTGCGCCGCCGCTGCCGCTGCCGTGACGGTGAACGACGTTGCGTAGGACACCGCCCCGCCGAGCACGTCGAACCCGGCGATCTTGACGGTATCGAGCGAACCGGAAGTCGTGCCGGATAGCGTGACCTTCCACTTGGGGCGCGTCTCCCCGACATAGGCGTTGCTCGATGTCCCGGTCTTGAAGGTGATTATCTTCTGGTAGCCGGTGGATGCGGCGTTCGCCGTTGCCGGTTGCGTCCCTTCGAAATAATCAATCCAGCAATTCGCCAAGGCGCGACGAAGCCCGACATCCCCCATTTCCAAAAAAGTCAGCGCGTCCGATTTCCTGATCGTCATGTTTTGCTCCTTGTCAGGTAAATAACCTGCTTGTGAATTTATTCTTCGCCGTACCCGGTTCCCTCATAACCACGATGAAATGCGTCATGCCGTTGTATTCCCGGAGTACCAGGGCCGCTTTCTTGCCAGGCGCATACGATACCCGGTCAGCCGAAATGTTGATTATCTGCCCCGTATCCGTGCCGCAACACACCCCTTCTTCGGCCGCCCACACGGCAACATGCCCCGTGACGCCCTTCAGTCCGAGCTTTTCCGAGTGAATGCGAAGGGACGCACCCGGTATCGCCGGGGAGTAGTGGGCCTGGGCCTGCGTCAGGTCTTTCTGCGTGAGGTCGAGCCCCGGATGCCAGTAAACCCGCTCCAGGGTAGATACATAGATGCCCGTGTCCGCCCGACGAATCATGGTGACGGTCTTATCGAAAGGAACGGTATCGAAGCGTTCATCACGCGACTCCATGTCGAACGGTTCGGATGCGTAGATGGCGGCTCCCTTCCCGACATACATCCTCCCCCCGCCTGCGCAAAGACACTGCCCGGGGGGCATGGCGTACTTGAAATCCTCGTCCGAGGCCACGCACGAAACCACGCGCCCTGCCGAGATCATTCCGTACACCTCGCCGTTGGTGAAGCACACGACATTGATGGTGGACGACCCGCCGCGGTACATCGTTATCCCCGGCTCGAACACCATGTCCGCCGTAGCGGAGAGCCCGGATTGCAGCACGGTAACGGACGTTCCGTTGAATGAAACGAGGTTGCCGCCCTGCATGGCGTAGGCTTGAGTCCCGTCGCTCCACCCGCAGCGGTAGTTTCCGGCCACGACAAGGGTCGGCCCCTTGCGGAGAGATCCTTTGCCGCTGCTGGCGATGTCGATATTGCTGCACGAGACCAAGGCGCGATAGACGAGTTTCTTCCCGATCTCGTCAACAGTGACCCCCGAAACCTCGGAGGGGTCGGTCACATTGACCACGCCCTGCTCAAGCGTGAAGGAAGTAGTGTACGCCATCACCAGCTCCCGTCGTAGGTGTCGAACGGCATCATGGTGTCGTCAAACGCCTCGTTGTATGCCGCGGACTTCCGGCCGAATTCGTTTTCGAACATCTCCAGCGCCTCTTTCGCCAGTCCCGGCTTGTAAATCTCGCTGTCCTGGACGCTGAAGGTCTTGAACTTCATCCAGTGGATAAGGGAATAGTGGAGCCTTTCGTTGATCTCCGGGTAGTCGGTGCGGGTAGCCATCGGGACAAGAGGAAGCCTGACCCCGGTTACGGTCATCGTGTCGCTGGCGGTCGGTATCCGGTAGGTGCGGAACTTGCCGGTATCCATCCCGAGGACCAGAGCCTCGACCGTCCCGGTCCGCGCCTCCCATCCCGGATCGGCGTCGTCCATCTCCTTCATGGTCATGCCGTACAGCGGGAGGGTGCGGCTGGCGACTTTCGCCCGCCGGATACGGAGCAGCTTCGGATTGCGGGTATAGAGGGATGTTCCGGCCACAAGAGAGATGGAGCACAGGGGACCGCCTCCCGCCAGCGGTGAGCAGCGCGTCGTCAGCGTGACGGTGGTGGCCGTGATAGCGTATCCGTTCGGCGTCGCCCCACTCCCTGCCGCAGCGAAGACGGTCACGGTGTCCATGAACGACTTGGCCGTATAGTTCGGGCTGGATGTGTAGGCGTTGATATTGGCCGTCAGGGCCGCCGCCGTGGTCTCCAGGTCCGTTGAAAACGCCACGCTCCCGGAAGTGATGGTCACACCGTTGACCGCCACGGAGGAGATGGAGCCGGACGCGCCGGCAATGACCACCGTCCCGGCAGCCACGGTCTCGGTCGTGGACGAGTCAATCAGGAGCCTGGATCGCCTGCACGCCTCGTTTTCCGCATCGTTCAGGTATCGAAGCGCCTGCCAGTCGGGGACCAGCTTGCAGGAGTCAACCCCCACGGCGTCGTCAATCTCCTTCCGGTACAGGTCGAAAATCTCTCCGACATTCATGCGCGTTTCCTCTTCCAGGTCTCGTAGACCTTGCGGATCGCCTCGTATATCTCGTCAGGCCCGATATTCACCGCGCACATGGCGGCGCAGGTCTCTTTGTCCACGTTGCAATACTCGTCGCCGTAATGCAGGAGGTGACAGGGATAACAGGGCGTGTCCTTCGGGGTCAGGGCCTGGGCCTTCAGCCAGTATTTCGACAGGTTGTTGTGGGAAGAGTGGGACAGCATCAGTACCTTGGAAACGGTGTCGAGGTACGCAACCGAGTTCAGTACCCCGGTCTCGGGGCCGATAACGCAGTCCATCCGCTCCGCGAGGGCGAGGGTCTGCCGGATGCCGAGCTTCCCGGATGACCGGATGACCCTTTTCTCTCCTTCCCATCCCTGCTCCAGAATCCGGCAGGCGTCGTCACCCACCAGAATCACCTTGCACTCGGGCATGTAGAGCATCATGCGGGCGATAACGGTATCCTGATGCGGGGTGAACTTGTGGATGGATGATCCGGCCAAGGCCCACAGGCACCAGAAGGTATCGTTGTCGTCGGTCTCCCGCCCGGCCCACTCCTTTTCATCGTCCGAGGGATGAAACAGGCGGCACGGCTTGAATTCCACGCCCGCAAGTTCGGCGATGAAATCCATGTAATTCAGGTTGAGGCGTTTCTTCCGGACCTCGTGCGGCCAGGAATGGTTGACCCTGCCCGGAAGTGCGAGCAGTGTTCCCTCGATGCTCTCCGACAGGTTGATGAAGCGGTCGAAGCGTGCCGATTGGACCTTCCAGAAGGCGTGAAGTTCGCCGTTCGGTATCTGGTCGGTATCCACGATGTACCAGTCGTCAATGTGCGGGTCGTTAAAAAGGACATCCTTGCCCTTGGGGGTTGTCATGACGGTGACATGAAAGCCCTGTTCTTTGAGTCGCGGGAACACGGAGGCGGTCTGGAGCATGTCGCCCCATCCGCCGAAGCGGCAGACACAGGCGGTTTTCGCGGGCGGAACCGTCACGTCGGGGAGGATCTTAGGGCGTCCCTCGGGTGGATGGTCGCTCCATGCCACCTTGCGCAGCACGATGAAGATGCTGTACTCGTCGGCCTTGGGACGCTCCTCCGACTCGACCAGGCACCAGTAATACGGCAGCCCGTCAATCACCCGCTCAACATCCCCCGGATAGAGGTCATGCTTGTGATCCGGATTCGCGCCCATCTCACCGCACTTGGGGTAGAGGTTGGCCGACGGGACATAGAGAATCAGATGCCCTCCCGGCTTAATCACCCGCCCCCACTCGGCCAGCGCCTTGCCCATGTCCCCCATGTGCTCAAGGACGTGCGAGGAGAACACGGCGTCAACGGACTCGCTTGCAATCAGGGAAAGGTTGTCGGCGTCCATAACGAGGTCCGCCGCGCCCTTGCCGAAGTGATGGCCGTTATCCACGCCGATGAAGTGCGGGAAAGCTTTTTCCGTGCCGCACCCGATGTCGAGGACGCGCCCCCGCGTGTACATCGGGAGAAGGTACTTTATTTTCCGGCATTCCGGGGTATAGGGGAGGTCAGGACTCCACATTCGGCTTATTGCCTCGCTTTCTCGGCGTCTCGTCAGCCGTGGTTTCGACCTGCTCCTCGGCGCTGTCCGGCGGTCCCGTCACTTGGTTTCCGTGGACATCGAACCCCTTCCCGTCCTGCTCGAACCTCACCGGACTATCGCCGCCGAATACCTCCGCATACGGTTTCTGCCTGTTCAGGGTCGCCATGCGTTCAGCCCTCCAGGTACGCGCCGATGCCGTTATCTTCCTTCACCTTGTCGACATTGGAGTAGCCTTTAGCCAGATCGCCCTTGCCGGCGCCGCAATTCGATTCCACGCCGGAAGAGATACCTCTATCGGGCATGGATTCCTCGCTTCTGGTCCTCGGGTTGTCAAACTTGTCGCTCACTGTCCGCTCCTTTGAAAGCGGGAGAGGCATTACCCTCCCCCGTCTCGGGTTGATGTGATGGTTACTTGGTGATGGCCGCTCCGGGTGTCAACTCGTATTCAACAACAAAACTGGCCGCAAGGGTCGCGCTGTTGGCCTTGGTCTTGAAGTCCAGGTATCCGCCGGCCGCGAGGGTCGCGTCGGGGGTGAGTGCCGTCAGGGTGGAGCCTGCCGCGTTGGTGCTGCACACGAACTCCCCGATGGAGGTTGTGCCGTTGTAAACGTCGTATCCTGCCGCCGTGTTGGTCCCGGCGATATCGACGATCCCCTTGATGGATTTCGCTTTCATGGCCGCGAAGGCCACGAACTTGCCCGCAGGGGTGGAAGCCGCGACAGCCTGACAGTTTACCGGGGCGGAGTACCGCGCCAGGTACGCGGGGTGGTCATACGCAAGGGTTTTGGTTGCCATTGGTATTGTTCCTCATGGCCCTGCCGCCTCCCGGCAGGGCGTTAAGTTGAGCGGGGGAGGCCGCTATTTCGCTATGCCGCGGAATCCCACTTGACGATGCGACCATTCAGGGCATCGGTGTGGACGAGGCCGAACCCGCCGCAGTAATCGTTATGTTCAACAAGGGTCGTTATTCCTTGTCCGGGTGAAATTCACGATAGATATGTTCCCAACGTTCCCCGTGCAGAATCTTGAATATCGTGCCTTGAGCCACGTGAAACGTTTTCCCAAGTTTGCCTTGCGAAAGACCTTGCGAAGAAAGTAGGTGTATTTGCCTTACCTGTTCTTCCGTAAGCTTCGCCTTTGCGTTCAGAGAGCCATTTAAATGCCGGTCCTTGTTCTTCATGTCGATTGCGTTGTCTTTGTGTGTGCCCAAGAACAAGTGGCTCGGCCTGACGCAAAGCGGGTTGTCGCATGTATGGCAAACTTCCATATCGTCTGGGAGTTCTCCGTAATGGATAAGATACGAAAGCCTGTGAGCATAAACCTGATGCCTGGTTCCCGGTATTTTTATCTGGCCGTACCCTCTCCCGGCAACCGACGCTTTCCATATCCAGCATCCTGTTTCTTTGCAGAGTTCCCATTTTTCGTGAAACCTTTCGACAATCTCTAGTGTTATTTTCATAGAATTCTCCTTTGCTACAAGATTCTATGATAGTACCATATAATACCTTCGATTGTCTACCCTGCTGCATGTTTCTATGCAGTCCAGACCATATCTTCATCCCTTTCAGGATGCTCCGCACTTCGCCGCACTTGCGGCTACGCCTTTCGGCTGGTCGTTGAACCTTCCCCTCTTCAGGGCTTGGCTGCTGATTGCCATATAAAGACGAATTTTCGAGCGATTCACGTTGAGGCATTGTCTCATCCTTGCGTTGTAGCTTCGTCTCTTTCATGGGTTTCCAGCATTTCACGGAGTTTGACATTTTTCGTTACCGAAAAAAGGTGGCTAATTTAACCACGCTATGCCTTTACTTCTCCCATACACGAAATTCAACCGCAATCGCTACTTTGCGGCCCGCTCCATAAAACGACTATGCAATCTTCCTCTTCTCATATCTTGCACCAGATATCTTGTTGTTCCAACGATGCTAGCGATTTCGGTATTGGACAGACGGCCATCCAATATCATTCTGGCAACCTGTAACAACTGCTCATCGGTGTACTTGCGGTTAGCGTGAACCAGATCGGCGTCGCTTGCCGTAGCCGCCTTCCATGTGTAACCGCGCTTAATCCTGCTGATATGAGTCCTGGAAACTCCGGTAATGCTGTGAATCTCTACCCCGGATTTGCCTTCACGGATAAGCTCTTTGACTGCCTGAATATCTTCCCTTCGGTATTTGCTGTTTGCGTTCCTTGAACCAGTCATTGTCCGGCCCTTGCTGGAGCAATCTTGCAAATTATCCTGCTGAGTTCCCAGGAAAAGATGGTCAGGGTTTACACACTTGCGGTTATCGCATCGGTGGCACACGAAAAGCCCGTCAGCTATCGGTTCGCCCTTGAAGGCTACCCACGAAAGCCTGTGTGCTAATATTTTGAAGTTCCCGTATATCTCCGGCATCTTCAGAGTGCCATAACCTACCGTCTTGGAGCCTTGCCATTCCCAACATCCGGTTTTTGTGATTCTGATTCCTTTTACCAGTCGTTTTAGGGCTGCCTCACGTTTCCATGAGGATTGGACTATATCATCACCCCAATTCAAGGGTGCCGGGCGCTTCGGGTCCGCTTGAACCCTACTCTCTTTCGAGATAGTCTCTGAACCTTCCCCATTAGGGGCTTGGCTGCTGATCGGCATGGCGTGGTACTCCTTTCTGATTTTTAACTTTATTTGTTCCATATCCTAGGAATATTACCACGCTTTAGCTTTCCAGTCAATTCACCCGGTTATCAATGCTTAATTACTTAAGCATGGGACCATGAGAAACAATCCGTAGGGATTTTGCCGCGCATCTCCTCGGGAACGGCGATTGCCTCCGCAACCGTATCCCCCCCGAAGAAGAACGCCCAGTTGGACTTGGAGTTCGTCCAGGTCGCCTTGGCGATGTTGGTCTGCTCCACGAACCGGCAGCCTTCATACCGGCCCATTTCGCCCTCAAGAATCATGGAGAAGCCGCGATCCACGTACTTGTGGACCTCTTCCAGGTCGTTCTTGAAGGTGCGGAAGGTGGTCGGATGCGCGATGGCCGCGTAGTCGTTGACCGAGAACGGCGGGATGTTCCGCTCCTTCATCACATCAATAATTGCCTTGACGTGATCCTTGCCGAGCGCCACGTTGTTGGTCCCGGTCGCGGTCCCGTTGGTGGTGAGGGTAACGGCGTTGGTGCTGGTGCCGTCGGTCGGGACCACGCGCAGGGCGCACAGGTTGAACTGGTCGTAGGCCCCGATGTCGAACGCCTTGGCCGCGTCGTCCTTGATAACCTTCTGGATGATTTCCTTGACCGGCTGCTCGGAAAGGTCGTCCAACTTTCCCGAGTAGGGCACAGAATTCCCGTACTCTGTGATTGTCAGCGTACCCTGGCGGATGGTGAAGTTGGTTTCGGGCATGGTGTTGGTTTCCGTCAGGGTCGTTCCCTGGTCGGCAACCTTGGAATACACGTTCCAGTGGAAGGTATCACCCTTGCCCTTGCCCTGCATGGCGGCGTCTTTCACGTCCGCGAACTGGCGAAACTTCATCAGGGGCTTCAGCTCCATCCGAAGTTCTTTGCTCAAATTCGACGAGTACATATACCCGCCGAGACTGTTTGTTGCCCATACTTGGCCCATAGTGGACCTCCTTTATTACCGCGATCCCGGTCTATTCGCCCGCATTGCGGCGATGACATCCGAGACTGATTCCTCTTTCTGTTCCAGAGTAGACGGGGATCTGGCGTTTAGTGGTGAAATGTTGTCGATACTCTTCTTCCGTTCCGCTTTCGTTGCAAGGTCCGGTGCCGTCGTGGTGGCCTTGGTGGAGATACCCTTGTCCTTCAGCCATTGCCGGGTGGATTCCCCGGCCTTTCGCAGGGCCGCGTCATACGAGGTTTCCCCATCGGACACGACCTGCTGATAGAACCGGTGGGTGATGTCAGCCAATAGCGGATCTCCCATCACGTCCTTGTAGTCGTCCTGGAACGATTGAAGGGTCTGCTTGTTGGTAAGTTCAAGTTCCACCTGCCGGGCGACTTCCCGCGCATCGGGGACCTCTGGGCCTCCCTTGGAAGCCTGTCCCACTTTCTTCAGGAACTTCTCCACCTTCTCCCGGTTGCCGTCCAGGAAGTCGTCAAACGTCACTTCCTCATCATCCCCGCTTTGGCCGTCCGCGTTGGCGGGTGGGTCATCGTGGGGCTTCTCGCCTTTACCGGAGAGTTTCAGTTCAAGTTCCTTCGCGGCCTTCAGCGCGTCCTGGGCCTCTTTCAGCGCAAGGCTGGCCTCCATCAGCTTCTTGTCGGCGGCCTTGTCCTTCTGCCCGTCCTTGACCAGAGAGGCCAGATCCACTTCCTGCTCCTCCCCGTCCACCTTCAGTTTGACCTTGAAATTGGCGAGGTCGCCATGATTGAGCACCTTCGGGCCGGGGTCGGCTTTCTCTTTAACCTCGTTTCCCTGGATTCCCGGCTCTCCCTCGGGCTCAACACCCGCTTCCTCTGCCCGTTCCTTTTCCAGTCGGTCCGCTATGGCGTCCATCGCGGATAGCCTTGCGTCTACCGGCTTCCTTGTTTCTTCTCCACCGCCTTCGGTAGGTGAAGGTTGGGGGTCCACTACCGTTGCTTCGGAGCCTTCCGCGCCCGGTTGGGTGGCGTTTTTCTCTTCTGCTTCACTCATTGCCTGGTGCTCCTTTCGTGTGCTTTATGAGCGTTCCCGCTCTTTCAGTTCAAACTCGGCGTTGAATCCCTCCTGGATGACCTCGGCTATCCAGGACTGGATGGACTCGGCACGCCATATCGTGTTCTGCAGCTCCCGTATCGTTACGGACTCGGTAGGGGGGACGGTCTTGAACTTCTCGATCGCGGCGTCCCTCTCCTGCTCCGCCCGGGCCACGATGTATTTCCCTAGCCCGCTCTCAAGGAAGCGTTCCGCCTCGATGCCCGCCGACACCTTACCCAACAACTCGTTGCGATCCTGGTTCTGCATGTGACTCCTTTCCTGAAACGAAAAAGGCCCCGCACCATCAGTCACTTCGACTGTGATACGGGGCCTTCGACATCTGCCTATGCGGCAGGGCTTAGGACTTCCGCTACCTTACCTTATTACTTCCGTCTCAACTTCTTTCACCGCTTGTCGGATTCCCCCCTGGTTCATGGAGAAAACCACCCTGCCGGTATATTTATCATCAACTATACCACAGGAACGCAGTGTTTCCGCAATCTTTTTCTTCCATTGGGGGTCGGGGGCGCCCGTTGTCATCCGTCAACCTCCTGCGTCTCAATCCCTTCCATCATCCCCTCTCCCGCTCCCTGCGGTCGCGGCGGGAACATGGGAGACGTGTTTTCCGGGACCTGGACCGGAGCGCCCGGGACACCTCCATACTGCGGCACAATCGGCGGCTGGTCGTGGTCCACGTACCCGGCGGACTTGAGCAGCGCGTCCGCGACCTGCGACGTTGCCGGGGTCGCAACAATGACGCCCGCGGTCTGAAGCGCCGAATACAGGGCTTCCATGTTGTGGGTCGCCGTCTTGCCCTTCACCTCGTCAATCTGCGCTACCAGAAGGTCGATTTTCTTCTGAAGTTCCTTGGCCGCGAGATCCGCCATCGGGTTCTGTTCTTCCTCATCGAACTTGAAGAACCGCTTCCCATCCTTGTACCCGAGCGCCCCAAACACCTCCTTGACCAGCTCCTCGTCGTTAATCTTCGCCGCGAGGTCCGGTTTCGCCCGTAGAATGGCCGATAGCCCGAAGGAAAGCCGCTCCACCTTCATCTGCGGGTTGGTGCTCCCTGTCCCGACATTGACCCTGATGGTCATCTCCTGCGCCAGCATCTCGTCGGTCACGCCCGATAACTGTGCTTCAGCCAGATCCTTGGCCGCCTTCTGGCCGGCAATGGTTATCACCTTCGCGTCCGTCTCGTAATACTGGATGAGCAGGTCGATCTGTTTCAGCACCGGCTCCGCCCACGTCTCAGCAAAGGTCTTCAGGTCGTACTCCTCAACCTGATTGGCGGAGGTGGAAAGGATGTTCATTCCTCCCACGGTCTCGTTCAGACTCCTATTCGATTGCACCGACGAGCCCGAGAACCCGCCCGCAAGATCGTCGAAGTCCAGGTTGAGCCGGTCCTGCTCCGCATAGGCGGAACTGGTGACATCGTTGGTCTCCACCACTTTCACGCTGTCCAGATCGTCCATCAGGGTCACGGAACCGACCACATTGCGCGTCAGGCTCCGCACATCAACCTGGCTGTTGCGCTTGGCGAAATACCGCTTGTTGAGAACGAAATTGATGTTGTCCATCCTCTTGTTGGCGATGTCGTTGATTTCTCCCTGTGTCGAACTGGTCATCTTCGGCAGGCTGTCGGGAATGGGCTTGTGCGCGTTGATGAACCCGGTCCCCATGACATACGGGCGCCGTCCGTGGAAATACGTCTTGCCGATGGGAACCGGTTCCGAGAGCAGGAATTGAGAGCCGAGGGTGTAGTACAGGTAATCCACCCCCTCGTGCTCCATGACGACCTCGAACACGTAGGCGACCGTGAAATCGGTTATCGCGTTCGGCTGCGCCTTGCTATCGGTCCCGCCTTCCCGTTGCATCCTGGTGGTGTCGTTATTGAGGCGGGTCGCACTGGAAATCTCGGAATCGCTGTACTCCTTCCACTTTCCGGCCTTCATCCGCGCCTTCACGTCCTTGATGTAGAGCGGGTTGATGATGATGAGGTAGGGGGACGTGCCTATCGGGTCGGTCCACTTCGCGGCCGGGTCGAACCTGACGTTTTCAATCGGTATCAATTCGATGACCGGCTGATCCAGCCCTTTTTCCGGGATGAACTCCCAATACTGCTTGGAGATGACGCAGCCGAGACCCTTTGCCTCCTGGTACGCCCCGATGCAGGTCTGATACCAGTGCATTTTCTCGCCGGTCAGTCTGTTCTGGAGCAGGGCCTTTCTCACGGAAGCCGCCGCCCTCTGCTCCGGGTTGGCGTCATCCACCGGGGACACGCTCACCACGTCCTCATTGGAAAAGAAGGCCGCCGCCGCCTGCGCCTCGCCCTTTCTGAGCGCCGCCCTGGTCTTGGGCCGGAAAAACTTCGCCCGGGACTTGTAGGTATCGGACAGGTACTTGCTCCCGGAGGGGTGCTTGCCCTGTATCTGGCGCATGTCGGCCTCGATTTGTGGCCGGATGTTGTTGTCGAACCACGTCGTCGAGGTGGTGAAGGCGTCCTGCACCCATGTCAACCATTGCTTCTCGTCGGGGAAGGCCGTTTCTTCCGGCTGCCTTTCTTCACCCTCGACTTCCAGCATGTCTCGGGAGTCGTTTTCAATCATATCGACGGCCTCATTTCGCCCCTCGGATCTTTCGGGGCGTTTTGGTATTGGGACACAGAGAACGGGCCACGCTTCAACCGGAAATGCTCAAGGAACTCGCCCCCTGCCCGCATGACGCACTTCAGGTCAGGGTCGGCATAGACATCCTTCAGGAGCAGGCGAAATCCCCACAGGGAATGAATCAGGTAGTTCTTGACGTTGACCACGCCGCCCTTGCTATCCACGTTCACCGCCCAGGCATGGCCAGGGTAGTGCTCTATGAGCTTGTTGGTAATCCTGACGGCCAGATCTACGTCGAGGAGGTTTTGCGGGTCTGATATGGTGATTGATGATTGGCTTGTCATGCTTCGTACTCCATAGTGGTAAGTGCTTGATGAAGAAGATTGCCAACTATATCAACCACGTCCTCGTTGGAATGCGCGTACTCACCATCAATCTTGAATCCGGCAGCATAAAAGATTTGATGGACAAACTCATGGCAAAACGTAGCTTCAATCTGCGCATTACTCCGAGGATGAGTGATAGATGGAGGTGCTAATTTTATGAGATTCCGGCGATGAGAAGAACTGCCACACCAATCCCTTTCATCAATTAAATCGGGATCAAACCCAACCTCTATCGTCTGGCCAAACAGCTTGAACCGCTTAGGTATCTTCATACGTTCCTTTCTATCCTTAATTTCCCTTAAACTCCTTCATCACCATACTAACCGCGCCTTGAATATAAAACCTCGCCCTATCCTTTCCAGCCCTGCATACACATTCATCGTAATGGGTACTTCTGTGCCGAATAATAGAAGCCATCAGGTTGTGAAGAATCTCGCTGATATCGCTAGCAAACCAGTCCACACCCTTAGCGTCGGCGAGGTTGCGGACAGCCTTCCTGTATCCACCACCCGCATATGGGAAGAGAGCCATCAGCAACATATTCTTCCGCTCAATGTTCATAACAGACACCGCTTGCCCTTCCCCCTCTTCACATCCAGCGCCAGCGCATGGAATCGCGCCGCCGTATCATCCCACCGCAACACCTTCATATCCTCCGCCGCTTTCTCTCCCTTCGACTTCGCTTCCCCCCTGTCCTGATACGCCGCTTCCAGCAAATCCAGACACTCGTTCGGGTCCGGTTCCGGCCACAGCGCGTTGATGCGCACCCCGTCGGTAATCACCCTGGCATTGTACCGCGTGACCGGATAGGCGTTATCGGGAGTGATGACATCGGCGTGACCGGTCTTGTCACTGGCTACCACCGTCCTTCCACACGCCATGAACTCGCACATCACCATATTGTTGCCAGCCTCGCAGCGGTTCGGGAAAAATCCGATATCGCACGCCGCGTATACCTGCGGCATCGAGGTATTTTGTACCAGCGTGAGCAGTGTCACCCGGGACATATCAATCCCCGTCTCCTGCACGGTCCTGATAATGGCATTACTCGCGTCGCCATCAGGGTCGTCCTGGAACGTGACGAACGGGCTTCCGTCCATCGTGCGCACCGCACCTATCCACTGGCTCCCCCAGGAGGCAATCAGCCTCACATCCTCGTGCCGGTCCATGAACTCCGTCATCACCAGCAGTACGATGTCCTGGCCCTTCCGCAGGGAGAATTGACCGCCCGAGAAAACCGTGAACCCCTCCGCCGGCAACGGTTGGGGCTTGAATAGGTCGCGGTCTACTCCCTGGATGATGACCGAACACTTGTCCGCAGGGTATCCCGCATCCAATAGCCGCCGATGGCACCATCTCGACCCGACAACGATATGATCCCATCGCTGTGCCGCTTCGGTCGGAACCGTGCGCAGCAGCGTCTCCCCGTCCTCGAAAAACGCATACCCGATATTTACCTCGTCCCACATCTCCGGGAACAGCGGTTCGAACAGGTGTGACGATACCGAATGAACGGTCACGCCGGGGATATCCGGCAGTTTCGCCAACTCTCGCTTGAGGTTTGCGGAGGCAATCCCCCACCCGGTGCAATTCGTGTCCTGCATGGCTACTCGCATCAACCATCTCCCTTCGCTTAGAGCATCCCTATTTTCGCTAATTCTTCATGGCTGCTTGCCCGCAACCTTTTGAGGTAATCTATATCGTCAGCGTTCCTGGGGTGGCAATTACCATAACGTAGCGATACCAGCCGAGGATGCACGATCAGAAACGTTATTTCGTCACACTGGTCGCCATCTTCGGCTGTTCCGTTGATTGTCGCCTCCACCTCTTCGATCGTGTTGTATGTGCCGTGTACGCCAGAGGTGGAGAAAAGCACCACGTTCAGGCCATCCGCCTTGGCATCAGGGAAAGCGTCGCGTAACAACTCCATCCCATTAAAACCACTTCTCTTGCGCATGATCGAATAATGGTGGTTATAGGATTTGATATCGCCACTAACCACTTCCCAACTATTTATCACTCGCAAAATTCCGGCTCCGTTTCCCGCTGTACCAGCGTCGCTTTCTCCTGGTCGCTCAACCAGAGAAACTGTTTTCGGCTGTACCCGGCCTTGACCGGCACGGGCAATGCCTCGTAATCATCCTTCTCGGTGACGCCCTGGATGATGGGGTTCATGCGATAATCTGTGGGTAGTGTCTCCATTGAATACTTCCCGCCATCACCCTATCCCTGTATTCCCGCTCAAACCGGGCGAGCCGTGACGCCAATACCTCGCGCCTTATCCGCTGCCACCACTCCCAACAGTCATCACAGGGCATATTAATCGTGTAATCGACCTCGCGGCCACAGACGTTACAGTGATTTGCCGTCTTCTCAGGCATTGCTCTCGCTCGTCATCTGCCGGCCATTGGTGAACTCGTAATCATGCTTGTCCTCTGCGGTCGTATCCGCACGTTGGCACTCCTCCGACCACAGTCTCTCACTGGTGCTCGGTTTCTCAGCCATCAATGAACTCCTCGGGCTCCAATGCCCTGTCGTCGATAATCACCGGCGGGCATGGCTCCATGTCGTAAATCCTGCTCGTTGCATCCAACAAATCTTCATGCACCGCGAAGGGATAGACCAGATATTCGGTGATGAAATTGTCTCCCATCACGTACAGGTTCCCTTCGTGGTCCCTCCGCTTCGTTGGAGTAATAACCCGGAATCCCTGTCCTTCCTCTCTCACCCTGCGCTGGTTCGCCGTCTCGCCTTCCGACTTCAGGGGGAGGTAGAATTTCCCGTTCGAGAATTGCGGATACAGCCGTTGAATCCGGTCGTACTTGGCCCCCGGCCCCTCGTTCGGCCAGGCCAACTCGGTGATTGGAAACGCCTCGTTCTGCGGGAGGCGCATCTGCTCCTCGAAATACTCCATGTCGCTCTGCATCCCGTACCGCTCGTAGCCGACATGCACGCCCTGGACTCCAGGCTGTCGGCACCAGTGCCGACGCAACGTGTTGAGGGCCACCCACCGCTCGTTGAGCTTCATCTTGTGGTGATATCCGTCCACCAGGTACATATTCCGGGCCGCATCATACGCGACGACCGCTATTGCCGTGTTGTCGCTCCCCTTCTTGCGGCTCTGCGCCGGGTCGCACATGATGTAGATGTTGACCGTCGCGGGCCGAATGTCGATGTACTTGAGGTGCTCCACCTTGAACATCGCCTGCTGTCCGGCGGCGGGATTACAGAGCATCTGACAGGCCGTTGTGGCCTCGCCCTGCGTCTTTTTCTTCTCCTCCCATGCCTCAGGGGTGAGCAACACCGGCTTCCCGGTCATACTTCCGTCGTCTGTCGCGGGGTGGATGCGCGGCTTGAGCGCCTTGCGCTCCATGATCTGGTGATACGTGTCCGCGAAACTGTATCTCGTCCCCGCGTGCCACCTTCGCCCAGGGCGGCCATCCTCCTGCCTCGCGCCCAGGTTGTCCGACAACTCCCATGCCGAGGTTGTCTTTTGCACCTGTTCAGGAGTGGTCACGCTCTCCCGGGTCACAACATCGTCGTAAATCCTGAGCCGGTAATGCTTCGAGGTCGGCTGGCCGTCGGTCAATCCCCACGCCTCTATGGTCCCGGCGTTCGGGTTCGACTGTCGCTTTACATCAATCCGCTCCTCGTTCCACTTCGCGCCAGCTCTTGGTGCGTCGCGCTTCGGCTCTGCCCAGAAAATATCGGGGTGGATGCGTGAGAGTTTCTCGTTCTGTTCCTGCTCGTTTTTTATCTGGAGGAGAAACCCTTTAGCAATCGGCCGGGTATGCGAAAACAGCCCAATCGTTATCTCAGGGTCTCGGATGATCTCCTGAATCGAACCGGCGAACGTTATAATCGTGCTCTTGTAATGTTCCCTGGCCCATATATCCAGACACTCATCCGGTTCGGCCTCGACCTCCCGACACCGCTCGTACAACCAGGGATGGATCGCATCCGGCCTGTTGAGCGTCCTTGTTAGCAGATAGTACCTATCAACCCTGTCGAGCGCCGCCCGGCCTCTGTCGCCGTGGTTGCACTCGATCCAGTACCACATATCCGCAATGTCAAAGAACGAAGCCTGATGCAGCCCCTCGACTATATCAGGCGGTAAAATCAGGTCATTGCTCCCCATGTTTCAGGAATCTGGCCCGGAACGCCGCGAACTCCTCCGGAGATTCTGCGTGCACGGTCACTACCTCATGTTGCTGTGGGCCGCCATTTGGGCCGGATTGCTCCTGGATCACTTTGTCCGTGTACCCCGCATGGTTCTTCAGCCAAAAAATAGGGCCTGCGGCGTTCTTGCCGGCAAGTAGATTTTCTTCCACGTCTCGCTCGACAATCGCTTTGGCCCTTTTAACGATGTCAGAAAACTCACCTTTTTTCGCGTACTCGCAAAGAGTCTCCCTGGTCATACCGATTGCAAGCGCCAACCCCATAATGGTATACGGTCTCATCTGGCGTCTCACTGTCTCTATCGTTTGACTTTCACCCTCGCCCCTCTTGATTTCAACGATATCCCAACAGGACTCATAGTAATCATCAATCGCTTCCTGCATCTGCTCAGGCATTTCGTATATCGGCGGCCTCCCGCCAGGATGCTTCTGATTGCCAACGTCCTCTACAGCCTTACCCGCCGCCACCTCATCAGCACCAGGCAACAGGCAGTTCACCATCACAGAAACCTTTTCATTCTTCGCCTCCTCCTTTGCTTGCTGCTTCGCCCCCCACTCCCGAAACAACTTCCGCGCCAACGGTTTGTACCGCTTGACGCTGGTCTTTGACTTATCCGCCTTCTGGTGGCACCCTCGCCCGCTCGGACCGCACAACGGTACGGTGAGGTCATCGCCGCACTTGGTCCCCATGCCACCGGTCTCGACGTGATGCGCCTCTGATACAGGATAACCACAGTTGCAGCACGGCAGCGACCGAATATGCTTCAGGTATTTCGCGGAGCGGAACGGCCTGGGCTTGGGCCGTGGAGTGACTTTTTTATCGGTTTTGCTCATGTTGCCAGTCTGCCGTACCACCTGTGCAATATTCCACCTGTTTGTTGCACAATTTTCACGGTTCCGGTTCGTGAAGTTTCTCTTGTTTGCCCCGTCCACGTTGAGAGGGAGGTGGCGGGCGGAAGGCCCGAAACACTGGCGTTCTTCTCGGATGTGGAGGAGGTCAGTAGTAAATTTGAGTTTTGCCCTGAGTGCGGAGGGCTCACAGCTTACGCCCCCACAACGGAACTTACCCGCGAGGAGCACGAAAAGCTCCTCAGTTTCAGGGATTGCAAGTGTAAGAAACCCTAACCATTTTTCCTTACAAGAGGGGGCGAGATGCCCCCTCTTTTTTGCCTTATGCCATAACCACGGGTTAGAGCGGGCGAGCCGCTCAACCCGAAGCCCGTTATGCCCCAGACTCCGGGGCGACGTATTGGAGTTCTCGCGGCAGTTCCGCAATGCACTGATGCAGTAATTCCCAAGGGTTCAGGTCTCCCGCACCTTGGCAGTCGGAGGCATGGTGCATCTGCTCCTTCCGCCGTGTGAAATGAATGCCTCTATTGCAGGTCCGGCAGTACATTACGTCGCCATTCCAGCGGTACAGCCTGAAAAGGTCCATCAACGCTTGCGGCTTGTCGTTCGGCAACCACTTCTGAGGTCCTCCTTGATCGTATTTTGTCCGTTTCAACTTACCTTTCCTCCTTCGCCCATGCAGAATAACCAGCAAATCGACCGCTCTCTTTCCGCAGTCTTCGGTTGTATGGTCGTGACTGTTGCATATTTCGCACATATTAAATCTCTCCTTGGCGGTCATCCGCCAGCCGTTAGCCTTCCATCGCCAGCTTAATCGCCCGGCGCACTTTGTCAAAATCCCCACGCGAAAACAGCACGCCGCCGTAATCGTCGTCCCGGCAGTCCATCTCCGCATCCAGCCAGCGCAACGCCTCCAGCATTTCAGGCGCGGCGGCAATCAGTTTTGCGTTGGCCTCCATGGTCGGCATGCGCCCTTGCACCCCACGGGCAGAAGTGGCACATACCGGGTTGCCGCTGCAATCCTCTACGATCAACCTGCCTTCTCGGTCCGGCACAATTCCGGCAGTCACAGACCACGGGCCGGAACTATGCACCGGGTAATCTTTCCCGCTGTAGGCTGTCTTGTTGTCGTTCATATCGTCTCCCTTATTTCCTCAATGAGTGTTTCCAGGTCCGAGCATTCTTGCTCAAGTGCTTTATGCAGTGCTTTATTCTTGTGTGCACCTTGCATTTCCGAATATAACCTCCCGAGCAACGACGCTTCCAGGTACGGCAACGTCCGTCTTAGTAGTTCGCCGCGCAACAAATTTTCAGCAACCTGCTTCTCTTGGTGATTTTTCATCAGGCAAGAACCGCAAATAATATTCTCGCTGTGGTTACAGGAGGTTATCATTACAGAAGCCCCTCCTTATCAAGTCCGTCTTGCACAAAGTTCAAAATCGCCTCTTCCGCTTTCTTGTCACGGTCAATGTAAAACCGGTACAGCAATTCCTCTGCCTTCAAAGCTCGTTGGTACATATCTTCTGCGTGAGCCTTTGCGTGTGCCGCCGAACGATCCGCATCAATGAATTTGCCAAGCGGCTTCCACTCCATCGGCATTTTAGAAAACGGGTTCCATGCGTGCGGTTTCCATTGCAGTGTTCCCCCGCACCGCGAACACATCACGCAGGGGTCAATCGCAACTTTGCCGTCATCATCAACAATGGCGATCTGATATACCCATCGGTAGTTATCAGCTTTCGTACGGATTACAATCTCTTTTCCCTTGTACTTTGCCAGCGGGAAACGAGCATCGTCTACGCTGATCCATCCGTTTTGCTCAGACATAAACCCTCCAATAAAATAGGCTAACCAGCGGGTCAACGCGGATTGCGCAAACTGCCGCGCAACCGGTTACCCTTGTCGTTATATGACTATCTTCACCCCTCAACCCGCATAGTTAAGCCATTCCTTTTTATAATGGCCCTGGCTTTACTTCTGGCTGGCTTTGCTTTCCTGTTAACACTTTCCCTACCCCCCCTCATTAAACCACCGTGAAACAGGCGTTTCACGCGGCGAGGCGCACGATTCATTGCTTCTCTACTCCTCCCCTTTCGCCGCCTTCCTCAATCGCACCAGCTCCCGGTGCATGATGTAGTAAAAATTCCTTCGGCTGATGCGATATTTCCTACACAACCTCGAAATGTTCCGCCCGTCGTACTCGCTCATAATCCTCCTGTTCCTCATCTCGATTTGTACCCGTTCCGGCCCGTAGACCTCTGCCACCACGCGCAGGACTTCTTCCACCAGCATCGGAGGCAAGGGCGGCATACGGTGGAACAGGGTTTCCAGTTGGTCATCTTTCGGCAGTGTCTCCGGGTACTCGGTCAATGGTTGCCTCCTTGCCAAATCAGGCAATTTTCTGCCGCCTGTAACTCTGCCAGTTGAACACCAGGACCCTGCCCCCGTTCTCGTAGAACCTGTCCACAACCCTTTTTCCCAGGATCTCCTCCAACTGCGGCACGGTCAGGTTGCTGATGATGATGGTTGGCCGCATCGCCTCGTACCTGTCGTTGATAATCTCCGTCAGGATTATCTGCTCCGCCGTACTGCCGAATTGCACGCCTATCTCGTCAATGACCAGCAGATCCGGCAGGGTGAAATTCCTGATTGCCTGCGACTCTGTTTCCTCTGAACCCTTCCCCCACGTCTCCTTAACCCTTCGGACCAGCTTCATGGCCGTCGTATGCAGGGCCGTAAAGCCCTGGCCGGCAACGTCCCGGCAGATGAGCGCGGATAACATGTTCTTCCCTGTCCCCGGTCCGCCAATCATGACCAGGCAGCGCCCTGTTTCTGTCGCCGCCCTGAAGTCTTCTGCGTAATTGCGGCACACGTCGAACACCTTTCTGGCTGTTTCTGTCGTCGGATGGTAGTCGTCCCATGTCTGACCGCGGTAACGCTTCCCCACCTGGACCTCCGAGAACAGCCGCCTTTGCTCTGCCGTGCGCATCTCCGCCTCAATGGCGCCACGTTCGCGCTGCAGGGCTTCGGCTCGACCCTCGTTCATCTTCTGCCGACAATCCAGGCAGCGGGTGTAGTTGATAGCTTCGGGACACCGAAACGCGCTTCCGCAGTCACGACATACCCGCTCAACCGTCCCCGGCTCCTGTCCCGAGCCAATCCGCATCGGGACCGTTTGCTTCGTAGAAACCTCGCTTCGTTTTTGTTCCAGCCTTTTCTGTGCTTCGATTATTTCTGGCTCCATTGCCGCCTCCGGGTTTGGGAATGCGCTTGAACCACTTCAGGATCGTTGGATAGGGATCGCTGCCGATGGACGGACCATCGCGGTAGTGGGCGATGCAGGTTTCCTTCTCCGGCTCGTAGTCGGCATGAGGGTAGAGGCGGCGAATTGCGGCTTCGTGCGTGCCGAAACACGTTCGAAGTCTTTTTTGCTGGCCGTTTTCTGCTGCTGCCGGCCGCTGGTCATCCTCGGCGGGGTTGTCTGTGCTAACTGGATCTGTTACAGCAGCAGCAAGATCTTTTCTTTCCCTTTCCCTTTCCCTTTCCCTTTCCCTTTCTGTACTTCCGGCGCCCGAAACATCGTTCAACGGGGTTTCTTCCGCCGGAAACTCCGATATATTGAGGTTTGCGGCGGAAATAACCTTTTCTCGGGTAGGTAGAGAGTTGATCCTTTTTCGGTATGCGTCGGTGATTCCGGCCACAAAATTTTCACTGTAAATGAGTTTCTCCCGCCAGAAACCACGGTCAATGGCGTTTACTTCCGCCAGAAAATTCACAATATCCATCAGCGTTTCGTCGCCGACCTTCGTATATGCCACGAGATAGGCCCACGTTCCGGCGTCTCGGCAGTCAATATAATGTCCGTCAGATGCTCCGAGTCGCTCTAAAATCTTGAACCATGCGGCATATCCGTCATTTCCCCATCGGCTTTCGAGGATGAAAAGCGTCTTGCCGTGTTCGGTTACATGCGGAAAATAATCAACTGTCGCCTTCTTGGGTCGAGCCATCTCTTGCCCCTCTTAGTTTAATTCCTTCCACATCAAACCTTTAACCATTACTATAACCAACCGCAGGAGTGGACGAGCCGCTCAGCGGCTAACCGTTATGCTCCAATCCACTCCGGGCAATGTTTCATCCATGTGTCTATTCGTTTTGGGTTCCCCTTGCAGATGGGACGGTATCCATCTCGCGTGTCCTCACCGATCTCATACGATGCACAGGTGGCGCACGAATGCACATCTTCATTATCATCGCAATCAATGGCGTGCTTGATTGCAAGTGTACGATCCGCGAATGTCCCGCCGCAAAAGCGGCATGTCCAGGAGTCGAATATCAACCGCGACTCAAGTTCTTTATTCGCTTTCTCCCGATCAACAGGCGGAAGATCGTCCCACGGAGGATCTTCACCAAATTGTACGGTCAAGTCTTCATTGCCAGTCATAAGTTCCTCCTTGTTGATAAATCGCATAACCCGCGATACCAACCGCCTGAGCGGCTGAATCGCAGGCCCGTTATCTGAATAAAAAAGTTAACTGTGGTTTCCTGAGTTTCCAATAGCCGACATATCGCTGCTGATCGTTCGACCAATCGAAAAAACGGTGGATTCCGACAGCGTGGAGAATGGTCAGCCATGTGTCGTGAAACACCGGCCAGAACCCCCACAACCCTATCAGTCGTTTGTACCGATTCCACCCGCGACTAGACGGAATCGAGTCAGGGCACCCGCGATATTTCAGCCAGTGCGAAATTGCGAAAAAGATGCAAAGTGTTTCCCTCATATCAACCTCCAATCAGATAACCATCGGCTCGACCCGCTGAGAACGGGTCAGCCTCAAGCCGTTATATAAAAATAGTATCCCCCTCTGTCCATGCTGCTGAATCTTGGTCAAACTTCCTCCTTATCCGCTTTACTTCTTGAAAAATCATGTTGTCATTTTGCGCCTCAAAGACCCACGCTACATTCTGCCATATTTCCCAATTCATAGGACCACCAAAAAAATGAATTTTAGCATCAAGTTTTTCTAACATAATTGCTATATCTCCAACAAAATCAGACCATTCTATCTGTGTTAATTTGTTGTCTGTATTACCAATTTGCAAAGTTATTGTTTTCATGTTTCCTCCAAGGATCTATTATGGTTGGTTTACCTTTTTGTTCACACCGTTCGCAACAGTACCCGATAATTTCATATCTGCGTGGCCTGCGCGGAGGCTTAACCGCTTTTCTTATATGTGTCATGGGATAATTTATGCTGATTTTATGGCAATAAAAGCATATCAAACTCATACTTAACACCTCTTATCATAACAAACGCTGTGGACCGCACGAGGCGGTCACGCTCCACCGTTACACCGCCGCCAAAGCCCCCCGCGCAATAGTCCGGGCAGCTTCTCCATTTCCGTTTGCCCCTCCACCAGAGGCGATTTTTTGCAGCGCCTCTTTCAGCACACATATTTTCGCATCCTGGTAGCGCAGTTCATCGCACAATTTATTGTATTCTGCCCGTAGCGCGGTTAATTCGCTTAACTTAGGTTCACTCTCCGACATTGCCACCGTCCTTTCTTGTCCTTCTTCCATCCGTGTACCTCTATCCCCCATCCCGCATCACGGACCGCAGGGAGATATTCGCTTTCCTCTATCTTCCTTACCCTCGCGGATACGTTGCTTCCGCTTGTCGTCTGGACCGCGAGAGTTTCCGGGCCGCGCACCGCGAGAACGTCCACGAAGCCGAACAAATCTTGACGGATACGGGCGTAGGGGTTCCAATGTTCCGTGATTGCGGCTATCCATCCTTCGGCGCGGAGGAGGGCAAGGGTGCGTTGGGTGGGGCTACTCATTTCACCCCCTTACACAGCACCAGGATAATTACCCCAAACAGAATCAACCCAAGCCCCGGATGGATCATGTTTACCCCTGCGCCTATCGCGAAACCCCCGACGATGCCGCCGATGGTTTGTATGATTTTCTTGCTCATCCCTCCACCCCGTACTTTTTACAGATAGCCACAAGCCGTTTTTCGTATTCAGCCGCCGCTTTTACATCGCCCGACACGGCGATACCGAGAGGGGAGTCGTAATAAATGGCCTCCCGAAATTCTTCAACCACCCTCCTCCGCTCCTGCCCAACAAGCAACTCCTGGTCGGCAAGGTGAGTGGCGGCGAGAGCTGAGAGGCGTTCGTTCTCCGCTTGTAGTTCTTTAATCACTATCTGCGTATCCTCTACATACGGGCATAACCCGACAGGAGATGTGCACTTAAAAAATACCTGTTCTTTCAGCCGCTCGTTTTCTGCTTGCACGGCTTGGAGTTGGTCACGCAGAGCAATTTCCCCGCCTACCACATTAACAACATCCTGATAGCTCTGCGACCATCCATAATCGCCCTCAACACACTCTTGCTGTCCCCTTGATTGTGCAGTGTTGCACATGGCAGCGACACCACATCCGGCGAGCTGCACTTGTAGCTGCTCAATATTCTCCCGTAACCTCTCCACTTCCGCGAGGAGGTCACGGATGATTGTTGAAGCCCTTTCGTCATATATGGTACGCGGGTGTATTGCGTCTTTATCGTATGCGTCCAACCATTCCTGTGGTGTCATTCGCACACCTCCACAATTACCCTCTTGCCTATCCACTCATTCGGCAGTTCTTTTAGCCATCCTCCATCTTTGTGGCCGCATAGTACTTCCCCCTCCCACACTTCCGGCTCAGGGATAGGGCGCTGGTAGGAGCCTGTGAGTTCGATAATATGACTATGAGGTGTAGCCGTCCTATTACAGAAACCTATGGCATCTCCCCTTTCTTTGAACCAGTATGCAGGCACGTTTCGGATTTCCCACCTCTTCACCTCCACTTCTTCGGTGAGAGGGGTGGTGAGTTCTTCATAAACATCTGCAGCATAAGCCCCAGGAAACTCTATCTCGGTATCTGCTATTTCTTTCAACGCGGCCAGTGCCTTCTCTAACTTCTCTTTTGTTGTCATCTTCACTCCTTTAAATAGCCTCCCCTTCCGCTCCACGGTCGAACCTGAATGGTCCTTCTGTTTCCTTTCAAGTAAATTTGTTTCTGACACAGTTTTACGAGGCAAGGAACGCTGAAAGGGGAAGGGGAGGCTATAGCCGTTATGCCGCGCTATCCCCCTTAACCAACCCGGCCCTAAACTCATCGATAGCCTCGATAGCAATCTTTGCCCGACTCGCGGCGGTTGAATTCGTGAGTCCCGTGTAGTCCTCAAATTTGGAAACCAGCCCATCCAACGCGTCCAGCATGGCGTCGTATTTCGTGCAGTGACCCATTGACTTCACGGACGGCATCCCGCCACCGCCTCCACAGTCTCTCATGTCGTGATTGTGACCGCTCCGCCAGAACCCATCGGAGCACTGGATGACATTGATGCTGGCCGTGGCGCGGGCCTTGGCCGGTAGGGGTACGGTGATTTCCTCGGCATCGACATAGACGCCGTGTTCGTTGGCGAGAGGATCGGGTTCCGTAGCCGCTTCCGACTCTTCTTCCCCCTCCGCTTTCCTCGCCTCTTCCATCTGCTTAAAACACAACCCGCTCTCATCGTTGGCCGGGCCGAAGCACTTGAACGCGTGCGAACATTCCCGCCAATCGTTGCAGGTGTCATCCCTGGATGACTCCTGTTTCTGAGAGGGTGCATCCCGATAACCGGCGCAATACTCCAGGTCCGCCAGGAGGTCCGGATCCTGTTTTTCAGGAATGCAATCCCCCAGGCATGTGGCGCAGATAGATTTGGATTCCACGGTTGCGGGGTGTTCCTTCTCCCTTAGTGCCATCCCCGCCGGGCAGTCGCAATAGACCTGTCCGCCGCCACCATCGATGCCGTCATCGTAGTATTCGCCGTCGCCCTCGCATTTCGGGCAACCTGCAATAGGTGCCTCCGCTGCCTCACTCACCACCCGCGCCTTTTCATCAGTCTCGGTGAGTTCAGAATCATCAACATCGTACCCGGCCGGCGCGACCTCTCCGGTAAATTTAAGATGTTGCTGGCGCTCCCATTCGCGGATGATGTCGGTTTCCAGATCCTCAAACGTGTCGAGGCGCCGCAAGGTTTTCTTGCCACCGTTCCAGTCGTGGAACCACTGGCATTTCACGTCGCGCTCCTCTTTTTTCTGGTCGATGATGACGGCCAGTTCGTCAACACGCTCCTTCTTCGGCTTAATCTTCGCGTTGAGCGCGGATCTTTCGATTTCCAGTTTTACAATCCCTGTCAATTCAATGGCCAGTTCCTTGCCCCTTGCCAACAACTCGTCTTCCGTCAGTTCGCAAAACAGTCTTCTTGTGCATGTATGGTCCATGTTGTCCCTTTCTTTGGTGTGATTATTCTTCCGGATGGCTATTTGCGGCCTTCAGTATTAATGCCTTTTCTTTTGCTGCCTCAACTCCATGCTTGAATCCGTGGGCAAAAGTAGCCTTGTACATATACTCATCAGCGGCCCCGGTCTTGACTCCATACGCCTGCAGAAGGCCGTTGACATACTGCCAATGTGCCGCGGCGAGTTGCTTAGGGTCTGTCATAATACCCCCTCCGCGAGTTCTTGATCGTGACCTCGGTATACGCCGAATAGCTGTCAACGCCCATATCGAGGAGGATATGCAGGGCTGTATCCGCCGATTGCTGCACGTCTACCAGTTCCAGGGAGGCCGCTTTCAGGTCGCCGCCCTCCACGGCCTCCCGGACCTCGTTAATCTCGGATTGGAGATGGTCCAGTTGTTCGAGGATGGTGTTCTGTTTGGCAAATCTGGTGAGCCTCTTGCAAAAGTCTTGAAGCGAAGCGACGAGAGGTAATTCGCGAGGTGGTGCCCCCACGATTTCAGCCTCTCACCGGGCAATATGAGCGATTTTGTCGGTTTTCATCCGTAATTCAGGCGTACGACTCCCACGGAT